TCACCACTTTTTTTGCATCGCCTCCGAAATGATCTCGGCCTTGAGCTTCTCTTCGGCGTACATCTTCTTGAGCCGACGGTTCTCATCTTCCAACTCTTTCATCCGCGTCATCATCGACGCGTCCATGCCACCGTATTTGCTCCGCCACTTGTAGAACGAGGCTGAACTCATCCCATGCTCACGACAAAGCTCCGGCACTGGCGTGCCGGCCTCGGCCTGCTTCAAGATGTTGATGATCTGACTTTCGGTAAAGCGTGATGTCTTCATGTAAAACTTCCTCAAAATCGCATTTAAGAAAATTCTACTTTTAACTGATGCTTTTTTGTGGGGGGATTACCTATGGACACGATCACGTCCGATCACATCAAGAAATGGCGCGACAATGAGCTAAAGAGAGTCGCTAATAGCACGGTCAATCGGGATTTGAATTTCTTGTCTGCCGTCTTCGAAGAATCACGAAGGGAGTGGAAATACTGCAATATCAATCCTGTCCGAGAAACCAAACGCCCCAAGAATCCAAGGCCGAGAGATCGTCTAATTGCTGGAGAAGAGATAGAAGCAATATTGAATGAGCTGAACTATCGCGAGGGAGAAGAACCCAAGACCATTACTCCGCGCATCGGAACTGCATTTCTTTTTGCAATAGAAACGGCGATGCGTGCTGGTGAGATTTGCCGCTTAACTTGGGACAACGTCTTTTTGGATCGACGTTACGTGCGCTTGGATATCACCAAGAATGGGGATCCTAGAAACGTACCATTGTCGAGCCGGGCAAAGATGCTATTGGAAACACTACCCCGAGATGGCGATCTTTGCTTTGGATTTTCGAACAGTACAAGAGATACCTTGTTTCGTCGCGCTAGGCGAAGGGCATCGTCTGCCCTTCCATCAATAAAAACGCTTAAATTTCACGATACCCGACACGAGGCGATTACACGTTTGGCCCGCAAACTTGACGTGCTTGACCTCGCTCGAATGATCGGGCATCGGGATCCCAAGAGCCTAATGATTTATTACAACGCTACAGCGACAGATATTGCATCGCGACTTGATTGATCGCGTTTAGATCGTGATTTTGGAAGCACTCCCCGATTACATCTGGCCCAATCAATGACCTCGTCCGCGAACCATCGCTTCTTTCCCTCACCAGCGCCAGTCGGCAATGTTGGCGAGGGGAAGTTGGGACGCGACACTACACGGTTAGCAACCGTACTTTCAGATAATCCCAACCAGTTGGCGATTTGTTCTTGACTCCATAATTTAGGTACGTCCTTTGTCTCAAGCGCAACAGTCAAACGCTCCATATACTGAATAAGCAGTGAATTTTCATTGTTCATGCAGTCGCCCCTATTAACTCAAGTTCGGTTGTAGCGACTGAGACCAGAATTCCGGGCAATATATCGTCAATCTCTACAATTGCAAACGGCTGGGCATTGGCGATATTTCGTTGAATCCCAATCACCTTGCCGGCTTGCGGCCCATGATCATTCTCAAATTGCACTCGGTCACCAACCGAAATAACGCCGACAACAGTACTCTTAATCACGGGACACCCCGCAATAGACGCCGACGATCAGACCCAGAACAGCAAGAGCGCCAACGATCCAGCTATCTAACGTACTTAATCGAATCAAAAATTTCGAGAGCAACGATTTTGCGCATACCGATATGCCATAGACAGAAAAAATCATCATTGTGTACAAGCAGGTTAAAAACAGAATTTTCATGTCAGAAATTTTCCTTTGGTTAGTTGGTCGGTTTATCGTTTTGGAACACCCAGCACTTCATCGCCGTGCTGCCCAGAGCGTTGTCTCGGGCGCGGATCTGGCTGTTGACCACACGCACGTCGAGGAACTTGCGCCGGCGGCTGGTGCGAAGTACCTTCTTGAGATCACCGATCACCGGGATCTGCTGGCGGCGTTCGGCGGCGATCTGCACAAAGTGGTTCAGATTGACGGCGATCAGCTGCGGGTCGCGGGAATGGTTCAGGCGGTGCATGTCGTTGCTGTCCAGGTAGTCAAACGCCTCCCAGAACTCCTGCACCAGGGTGTGATCGTCATTGATCACCTGCTGGCGTTCGCCGGCCATGGTGATGATCTGTTCACGCATGGCCTTCTGCTGCTCAGGCGTCAGCTTGATGACCAGGCCCAGAGCGTCCGTCAGCGCCAGCATCTGTGCGTGAGTTTCCACCAGGCGCGGCATCTTGATTTCCGGCCGCATGCGCAGTTCTTTCAAATAGACCGCCGTGCGCTCGGCCACGGTTTCCATGATCTTCTTCTCGCGTTTGGTCGCGGCCAGGATAAATCCGGACACTTTCTCGGCCGGCATGAACTTCAGGGCGTCGGCGGCCTCACCGGATTCCGGCGTCTGTGTCGTCAGATCGAAATACAGGTGGACGATCCGTGACAGAATCGCCTCGGAGGCGTTGACCGGGTTATTCTGCGAAATCACGATGGCGCCACGGAACGGCGGCTCGTAGGTTTCATTGCCGCCGGTATTCATGCCCCGTGCACGTGTTGAGCGGCCGTTGTAGGCGGTTTTCAGCTCATCCCAATCGAATGACTTCACATGACTCTTGTCACCGTCCATGCGCTCCCGGTCGGACTCGATCAGCACCACCGGCAAACCGGATACCTGGGAGAAGTTACGGGCGCGGGCGGCCAGGCTGGATTTGCTCGGATCGAAACCCTCGTAGCCGGCGCGGCCGAACAACTTCCACAGAAACTCGATCAGCGTGGACTTGCCGGCGCCGGCCTTGCCGACCACCTCCAGGAACGGATAGGAGCTTTGTGCAGCCCGGATCTGCTCTGCGAACAGGGATCCGAACCAGAATGTCAGAGCGACCATGCCCTTCGGGCCAAAGGCTTTCCACAGCAGATTGACCCACTCGGTAGTGTAGCCGTCCGGATCCCGGTTGATGGTTAGCGACACCGACCGGTTCAGCGATTTCACGGCAAGTTGCCCCAGGTCGTAAAAATCCTCGCCGTTGACATCATGCAGCGTCCCGTCCTTGATGGCGACGTTGTCCAGGACATAGCAGCCGTATTCCTTGCTGTAACCGATAAAGTCGATGGTTTCGACCCGTTTGATATGGAACAGGTCGCGCTCCATGATGCGGTCCAGCATGGCGCTGGTGCCACTGAACATTGCACCAGGAGCGATACCCAGCAGGCGCTTCTTGAATTCGGCCGAACTGGAGATCTGCGAGCTGGTGAAGGTGTTCTTGATCGAGGCGCCGTCATGCGGAAAATCCACCCGGAAGTAATACCAGGCTTCGTCCGTCATGTCGTTTTTCTGGTAGTACAGCGCCACCGGGTTGCAGTTGGCAATCGGGCGTATCGTATGGGAGGCATTGAGCGCCTTTTCCCGCTTGCCGGCTTCCGACAGGATGGAAGTCGAGCCGTCGCTGTCGAGCTGGTCCATTTCCTTGTTATAGGCGACCAGGTCAAGATTGAACCAGTACAGCCGGTTACGGAAAGCGAAGTCGAATTCGGTCTTGCCTTCCTTGCCGTAGATCAGCAGCGCCTTGTCGCTGGCCCGCTCGGCGATCAGGATGGAGCCGTGATAGCGGTAGTTCTCGATATCGGCCTCGGTCAGCTTGTCGCGCTGGTGCAGATCGTTCCAGTCCAGTTTGAGCTTACCGTTCTGCGGGATCTGCGCGGCGGCGCACTCCCAGCCGGCCGCCCTGGCCCGCTCGATGTGCTTGTGCGTAAAGCTGCGGCCGGCGTGATCGCCATCCAGCGCCCACACCAGGCGGCAATCCTGATTGCCACGGGCGTCGCGCAGATCCTGCAGCGACTGCAGCGGGTAATTGTTGCAGCTCATGATCGATACGGCCGCGATGCCGTGATGCTCCAGGGCGATGGCATCAAAAATGCCTTCCACGATCCAGATCTCCTCGACCGCCTGCAGGCTGTGTGCCGGATGCGACCAGAATTTGCCTTGATAGTGCGATCCGAAGCTAAACCGCGCCTTCTTCTTGCCGAAGCGGTGCGGCTTGTCGATCAGGCGCTCCCAATAGCCGTCAGCGACCGCAAAACGCACCGTGGCGCTACCGATATTGAGATCCTTGTCGAAATAGCTTTCCTGCTTGTACAACCCCTGTACGCGGGATATAGTAAAACCGCGCCCGTGCTGCATGTAGGCGTCGGCAGCGGCTTGCGGGTTGGTCGCTTCCGGCGTCTGGTAGCGCTTGCTCCAGTCGTCAAACAGATCCGGATACAGTTCCTTGACGTGGCCCTCGTAGCCGCATTTATTTAGGCGGCCGCATCGCACCACCCACGGATTGTTCGCGTGGGTGTACAGCTCTTTTTTCTGACACCCTGGGCAGGTGCCCCCGCGCAGATAGCCCTCTTTCTCTTGTTTGAAATTGAATTCGGACAGGCGGCTCAGGATGTCGGCGTGTAAAGATGGGTTCATCGTGTTATTCGTAATCAGCCGCGGCGCGGCGTTTGAGGTCAATCGGTTGGTGCTTGGTATTTGGTGCGGCAGCAAAGCTGCAGGTATAAAGTCGCTGGAATTCCCGTTCGCTCATGCTGCCCCGCGCCTCTTCGGCGGGATCCCGCCACAGATGCGCCGGGATCCGGTCGCGCCAGCAGTGCGCTATGGTGGTCAAGGTCGTCAGCATCAACGGCGACACTTCGTGGAGCGGAATGGTGATGCGCAAGGCGTGGTGGACGCGCTGCAACTGCTCTAAACTGACATTGGGCATGGTCATCACCATTCCCCCGCCATGCCGCCCAAAGAGTGCAGGCGAGCTGCGATAACCGGATCAAGAGCGATCGACGCCCGAACAAGTCCCAGATTCCAGCAGATGACGTATTCACGAATCATTGAATGAAATCCAAGTGCAAAAATTTGTTGATTAGTGAGTGCTAATAAATCGGTGTGCGTGGACATGGCTCAGTCCTTTACCCAGGAGAGCGCCACGGCCAGCGACGGCGCAGCCAGGACGAAGCCGCAGAGCAGGCCAGAGCTGAATATCTCCCAGACCTTCTTGATAGCGGCATAGCGCCGCAGTCGCTGCATGCGCGTCAAGCGCTGGCATGGCAAGCGGGGGAATGAATACACCATCTGTTTAGCGACATAGGGTTGCATGTGTTTTCCTTATTTCAGAATGAGCGAATCCGGCATGCCTGGTAACAGGCATGACAAAAGACAACAGGGAGAAAGCGACTTAGGCCGGGATTACGGCGGCGCCAGGACGCGGTGGTGGGTCATTGGCATGTCTCAGGCAGGCATTAAATTCAGGCTCATCTGCTGCAGAGCCGACCAGTTAATATGCTGCGATAGCGGAACCCGGATCTCGGGCTTGACGATAGAAGAAACGGACAGTGTCCGAGCGATCTCCAGCCTGGCGACAAAGGCATAGCCGCAATACGGGTTTTGGCATTGATAGGTAATCTCTTTCATCAGCGACGACAGCACACGGCTTTTAACAGCGCGTGGCGAGGTAGAACAAAAGGGACAGCACATTCCAATATTTCTCATTTTCGACGATCTCTTTACCTGATACATCAATCGGCCCCTGACGCCGGTTTGAAACAACTGCAAACAACGGTAATACGATTAGATGCGGCGAGAGCATTCGCCCTGGCCTTGTCGGGCGCACTCGCAATGCATGCCGACCTCGCCTAAAGTGGAAACAGCATCGAGGTATTTGCAAGTGACCATGACAAAGCCCACGGCGGCCACCAGCAGGTCGATCTTGTCGATGACGATGCCCTGCCCACCATTGAGGAAACGGCTGACCTGGGAGTCATCCCAGCCGACCTTGTGCTGTACGTCCTGACGGCCGGGGCCAGTCAGCGCACTGCGCAAGGCTTGTTCAATTTGCATTGGGCGCTTCATCATTGCTCCGCAATAAGAACTGTGTGCTGATGGGAAGCAACAAACGTAGACTGTAATTGGTCCATGGCGATGTCCTTGCTGGTTAGGATTTTGTTTTGGAGAGATTGCGCTTGTGCTGCTTCACGCCAAGCATGATCATGCGACGGAGAAATGCGGCACGGGATTCTGCCCCTTCATAAGCACATTCCTCCACAATGGCCTGCTCCTCTGGGGCCAAACGGACTGCGATGGCATCAGCAAGAACATATTTAGGAGCGCGTCGAATTACGCCTGGTTTTTTCATAATGGTATGATTTGTAGTCGTTAGGGATAACGCAACTATACTACTTTAAAGTTTTAAAAACAATGAATAATGCAACATTTAATGAGTTTTGCGGGGAGCGCATGCGTGAGGAGCGCAAGCGAATGGGATTTACTCAGCACAAAATGGCCGAACAAGTCGGCGTACATGTAGAGATGTCGGGCAGGTATGAACGTGGGCAGGCAGTGCCTGGCGGCGATGTGCTGGTCGCCTTTGCTGCGATAGGTGGCGATGTTCAATACGTACTGACAGGAAAGCGCTCAGCCCATGCTTTGACGCCGGATGAGGAGGAGCTGGTAACGACATATCGCACTTTAGACATTCGGGGAAAAGCGGGCATGCTCGGTATGGCAGAAGGTCTTGCACCGCCTCCCGCAAAACAAAAAACTGAGAAACCGTCATCATTTGCAAACACCATTACTGGAGCAAACGCCCAAGTCATTCAAGGTGGAAAAACCAAAATATCGGGTAACGCCACTGTCAATCATGGTACTCAAAACTATGCCGCGCCGATGACGTTCAATGTTGGCGATAAAAAAAAGAAGAAGAAACCTCTGGAGGAGTAAGCCGCAAATGGTGGACCAGAAAAGACACGGCCATCTCGCTGGCAGTTGGGCAATTGATCATGGGTGATTTTCATACGGGTCTAGATAGCAAAGTCAGACAGGTATCGCTAACGCCAGAAAACAGCACATCATCCTACTATTGGCGACCAACAATCAACAGCCCCGAATGTGTACGATGTAATCCGACTTCCGACCGCGCACAGCAGCGCAAACACATTGGCATGGCCGCGCTAATCGTTGTTCTGAGTGTAGGCGGTTTTGTACTAGTCGATGATCGAGCCAATGCGGCAACGGAAACCGAACCAACGATGATGGAAAGATACTGCCGTTGGGATACCGGCACATATTCTGTCGGTGCAAAAATAAAAATTGAAGATGGTAGCTACCAAGAATGTTTTTGGGATGGGGGCGCTAGCAATACCTATTGGGGCGAAGCTTCCCGCCCTCGTTCACGTCCACCAGTACTCATGTAATTTCTAGCTGCGATCTTCAGAATGATTCGACACCAGCTGCGCTTTTCCCGTCCCCCATACACACCACGGCCTCCCAAAGACTGTGGACGACGCACAAATCCTTGGAGACAAAATGCCACCGCTCAATATTGACACCAATAAGCTTCGCGCCACTGCAGCTGAGGGTTTTACATTGGATTGCCGGGAAATTAGGCTCGTTCAGAATGGAACGGATACACCTCGAATCTGGCGTTGTGCAGGCGCAATTGAGATAGATTTTCGGAAAGGGATTACTTCTCGATTGGTTATATTCGACACAGATAGGCCCGTCCAATCTGCTTGGGACAAATTAGTCGCGGCGAGCCTGATAAAGTCCGGCGAAATTTTATCCGCCAGCCACTATTTCGCACTTACCGCTGTTGATGTCGACGGAAACGAATGGGGCAACCCTGTCGTCGAAGTGACTGAAGTCCCTTCCAAAAACTGCGCCATTGTTACCATCGAATGCAATTGGATACGATGCGTGTCGACCACGACGAACACAACAGATTACGTGCAGATGTTGTTTTTAGACGAACTCGATTTCCCGCTTAACTCAATGAAAATCATTGAGACTAAGAGCGCGAGCGAAAGCAGTTCGCGCTCGGACCGCTCGGTATCCCAAGGAGAGATCGAAAGTGCAGTCATTGTCTATAGCAAAGCGAATGCACCTGAGCAGTTTTGTGAGCTCATTGTAAAGGCAAAGACCGACATCAAGTTCCCACAAAATTATCCATCCAAACTTGTCGAGACTGTTCGCTTCTTAACCGCCAGTCCAAAATCATTCTCAGTCAGTGATAGTACCTCTGGTGGCGTCCGAATTATGGAATTCGCCAAAGCATCCCCCGCCGAAATCGGACTATTTCCGCCACCGTTAGGCGCTCGCCCTGGTGACGCCAACGATTTCTATAAACTCCTGAACGCCTACCTAAAAAACACCTTGGCTGCGTCGGCAGGCGAAGAATTTTCACCTATTTCGTCTAAGTTGTACCCACTATATAGCCTGAAAAATGTTTCGCTGGACGCTATCGCGCTTCTGGTGAGCGTAACAGTTGAAGGCCTGACGCAAGATACTTTCCCGAATCTTGGTGCTGCGCCTCCCGCGACATTAGCTGAAGTAGATAAACTTTTTGCAGCAATCAAATCATCAGGGGCCACCGAGACAATCCGGACCCGCGCGCTTAGCATCGTTGGCGGCATGAAAAGCAGTCGTGCAATCGATAAACTCTATGCGTTACAAGAAGAAGGAAAAATAACTTCCGAAGAGATTACAGCGTGGAAAGGCCTACGGAATGCTTCGGCTCACGGGAATTTGCACGCGCCACTTGAAGAGATTCAAACCTTGCTTGACAGTGTGTACAAAGCTTGCACCCTTCTGAACAAATTGTCGCTATTGGCAATAAAATATGAGGGGAAGATAACTGACTACAGCACAAAAGGCTGGCCCGTTCTAGATTCCACCTCACCGCCATCGTTGCCTATGTGATTTGGTGATTCCTCAGCATCTAGTACATTGCACATATACTCATTCGCCACTTGCGACAAGGTGAGCAGAAAACGCATAGAAACCGTCACTATTGTATTTAATGAACATCACGATTTTCCTTGATGATCTCGCGCCGCTCCTGAATTTTCTCCCATTCAAGTTTTGCGGCGCGTACGGCGGTTTGCTTATTGGCGTAGACGTGCTGCAGCGTTTTTGTGTTGACCGTTGCGCCAGCCGCCGGCGCCGCATGTTTGCCCTTGCCGCTCGACGGCGAAAATTCTTGGCCGCTCTTCTTCGTTGCAACATCGCGCCACTTCGCGAACACGCCGGTAATACCCGGATCTGGATCGACTTGATCCTCCCGTTCGGCTTCGGCTTCCTCGGAGCGCGTTTCCAGCTCGACGCCGCTGGTAAAACCAGTGTCACTGATGCTGTGCGTAACCTTGGCCGTCAACCAATCCTGGTGATCAATCTCAGTTTTGAAGCCTGCGACCGTCACCGGGGATTGCGGCATCAACGCGGGATTGCCGAGCGCCAGCGATAGCTCCAGGGTAGCGGCGCCGCGCTGGATCCGCTGCCATTCGGCGACGGCCGCCGTGCGGGCGTCGGCTTCATTGGCATAGGTCGTGCGCAACCGCTTGCTGTTACCTGGTGCGCCGGCCACAACACTTCGACGCATGCCGTGCCGGTCGTCATGCCAGAACACGCGCACGCCACTATAGCTGTCGCGCTCGGCACTGTGGTAGCGGTGCCGGTCGCCCAGATTGCGCGTGATGCGCATCATAGGCAAGTCGCGGCCCGACGCGGTCTTGCTGCGGCCCGCGGGCATGAACAGCAGCGTGTCGTTCTTGACGGTCGCGGCAGCATCGTATTTTTTCCCAAGCCGACGCAGGAATGCCGCGTCGCTCTCCCTGGTCTGGTCCAGATGCGCGATCTTGACACCTCGCAGCGCCTCGGCAATGCCAGCTTTCAGCTCCTGCTGAAACGCAATCACCTCGATCACTGCGCCCAAGGTCGTATCGTGGAAGCTGCGATCCACCGGCTGGCGGAAGGTATCGATCAGGCTGGCCGTCCTGGCGCGCAGGGTCAGCAGATCCGGCGCGCCGCTATGCTCGATCTCATCGACGGTAAATACGCCCTTGTCGACCAGGCCGGATTCCTTCCAGCCGATCTGTACGTTGATCCTGGCGCCCTTGCTTGGTATCGCAAGCTGGCCGTCTGTATCGGATAGGGTGATACTCAGTTCGTCGGCGCTGTCGCTACGGCATTCGGTCAGGTCGAGACTGACCAGGCGAGGCGCAAACTTAGCGGTAATGTCCTGGCCGTCCAGTGTGATTTTGAAAGCAGGAGTCGGGTAGTCCATCAGAACAAGCTCCCCACGCTGCCCGCGACATTGTCAAACGTTGACAGGCCGGCATTCATGGCGTTGCTGGCGCTGTTGCTGATGCCCTCCAGACTGAGCATGTTTTTGATGCTGCCAAGGTCGCCCAGGGTATTGAGCAAGCCCAATACCGATTCGTCGGTACGCTCCAGGGTGATCGAGAACTCGATCTTGCCGGCGTCGCCATCCTGCGCCAGCACCGTGCGGCCTTCCGTCATGCCGGTGATGACGTAGGATCCTAGGATCCGCCCGGTGCCGGCAATCAGGATCCACGATTTACCGGTATCGCCCATCAGGCGCAAGGCATCCAGCGAATACACGCTGCCGGTCAGTTCCGGTGCGATCCAGCCGGACAGCGTGATCGTGTCGTCACCCTTGCCGGTGAACTGGCGGGCATTGCGGGCGCCGACCCGCGACGTACTCGGGTGCTTCCAGTCGGTTTTGCGCTGCAGCTCCTGGTAGGCCAGGGTCGGCAGGCTGAAGACAAACATGCCCAGGGCCATCATCATCGTATTATTCCCTTCAGTTATCGTAGTCGGACAGGCTGGAGCGCCGCCGTGCCGCTTTCTGTCTGTCTCGCTGCTCCATCGCAAGCATCACGGCGCGGGCAATAGCCTGCTCATCCATACCTGGCGCAGCGGTAATGGAGATCGTGATCGTGTCGCCCTGAATCACCGTGCCGGCGCCGGCGGCACGCGGCGCCATCGGCGGTCGCGTGTCGAAGGACAGCGCCGGCATGGCTGTCGCGCCGATGGCGATGCCGGCGCCGAGCTGGGTCAACCGTTTAGCAAGGCCGCCGACCTGGTCAAGCGGACTGTCCTGGCTACGCTGTAACCCGACCGCCAGCCCTTGCATGGTGAAATCACCCAGCTCTGCGAATACCCGGCTAGGGCTATGAATGCCCAGTTTTTCCTTGAACCAGCCGACGACGCTGTCGCTGACGCCAGATATTGCCGATTTGACGAACCCCAGCGCGCCGGTGATCCCATTAGCCAGCCCCTGCATGATGTTCAGACCGAAATCGCTAAACTTGGCCGGCAGCTCGATGCCAAACCAGCTCAACACGCCGGCGAACACCTGGTAGAACAAGCCGAGCGGGGACCAGTTCAACAGCAGGGTATTGACGCCGCCGATACCGCCGGCGAACGCCTGCTGCACGTCCGCCCACAAGCCGCCGGCGAATCCTTTGATAGCTTCCCAGGCACGGTTAAAGACGTTGCCCACGCCATGCCATAGGGTCGTAAAAAATCCCTTGATCGGTTCCCAATACTGATAGATCAGGTAAGCAGCCAAGGCAATAGCGGTCACTGCCAGCCCTATCGGATTCATGAGGAAGGCCCGACCGACGAACAGGAGCATGCGGCCCAGCCAGAGGAAGGCCGATCCGATGCCGCGCAGGATCGGTGTCAGCACACCACCGGCAATGCCCATCTTGGCGAACAGCATGTGCAACATCGCATAGGGACCGATTAAGGCAGCCAGGCCCAGCATCAGCGGCCCCAGCACCACCAGGATGCCGGCAAGTACGCCGAAGCCCACAATCATCGCCTTGGCCGTGACCGGGTTACGGTCCATGAAACCATTTAAACCTTCCAGCGCTTTGGTCACGATCTCGATGGCGCTGGAATACAACGGCAGGATCTTCTCGCCCATTGCCAGCTTCAAGTTAGCCAGTTTTGCGGTGGCGTCGTTTTCTTGACCTGTAACGTTGTTGCCCGCTTCGTTATAAAGTTTCTCGACATTGAATGCATTTGGCGCGGCGCCCATGTGCTTCTTGATATTTTCGCGCTCCAGGTACATCGAAGCGAACAAGTCCCCGCCCTTGCGTGACGAGAATAATTCCCCGATGCGACTCACTATTTCGCTATCGGTGTGTTTTCCCTCTGCCTGAATTTTTGGAACAATGTCTTCCAACAAAAATGCGAATGGATCCGTCTTGTATTTCTCCGCTTGCTTCATGGCATTGGGCATGATTTTTTTGACGTGGCCTGCCTTCCCGTATAGGACCGATTCTTTTTTCATGATCCCAAGGCCGACCAGTTCTTCGGCCGATTGCTGCGTCGTCCGGCCTTGCGCCCAGTTGGTATAGGCGCTCATTAACCCAGTACCAGAGCGAAATCCACCAGTTTCCTGTATCGAATGCAGCAAGCCAAAGTAGAAACTCTTGTCATTTAGCTGTTTTGCTGCAATGCCACCTGTTTTAATCGTATTGAGCAATTCCTCCGGTTTGACCAATCCACCAGAGGCAACGTAAGTCTGCGTCGCCATATTGACGGCATTTTTAAAGGACTCCATGTCCTTCAAGGATCCGCGCAGTTCGGCCGTTTTGATCAAATCGATGAACATGTTTTCGGCCATCTCTCCGTGTCCGCCACCATGCCCGCCCTTCATCATCACGGATTCAATGCCGAATTTCATTTTTGCCAGCAACGGGGTGATCTCTTCTGCATGATGCATATCGCGGGTAATGGAATAGGCCTCCTTGAGCATTTTCAAATTGTCTTGTTCACTGCTTCCCTTGATATTCATTTTTTTAGAAAAATTAATGGCCTCTTTTAATTTTGCATCGCCAATGCCAAGACTGCGAAATTGGGATACCTCTTGCTGGTACTGCTTCGCCTCCTGCAGACCAGCCACCAGCGGCGCACCGACAGCACCGCCGGCGACGGTCGCACCGACGCCGGCAGTGGCGACATTGCCGGCAGTCGTGCGCAGCTTGCCGGCATACTGACCCGCTGCGACGACTTTCTGCTGATGGCCGGCAATCGCCGCTAACCGCTTCTGCTGCTCGGCCAGCTGGACATTCGCGCCAGCAATATCGCTCCGCAAGTTGCGCTCATATTTCGATAGCCGGTCGGTGCCAATGCCGGCGCCGGATAGGCGGTCACGCAGAACCTGCAATTGTTCACTCTGCTGCAGGCCTGCACGCTTGAGCGCGCCGGCAGATTTCACTGCTGCGTCAAATTCCCGTGTCATGGCGCGCGTGGGCTGCGCCGTCTCTCGCATCTTTTGGGCCAGGCCGCCGATGTGCTGCTGCAGCTCGCGCAATTTGCCCGAACTGGCTTGCACGCCGGCGCTCAATTCGCGGAACCGCCCAACATCCCGCTGCTGGGCGTTCAATTCCTTCAATCGGTCACTATTGGCCTTGATGGCTTTGCCCAGGGCGTTCGATTCGCCCATGATCTTCTTTAACGGCGCGGTCAGCTTGTCCAGCGCCGCAAAGACCACCTGTAACCGCAGTTGCTTGTCATTCATCCTTTTGACTCTCTATTCTTCCGCACCACTGCGCACCCTGGCGCGTTCGCGCCAGGCCATCAAGTCCGTAATACCTAGTTCCTCCATGGCCTGCGGCGGCCAGTGAAACACCGTCGCAATATCGGCCATCGCATCTTCTACGAATTCGGGTAGACCACCGGACGATCTGCTTTCTTCAGCAAAAAAACGGCCACCTCGGAACCCAGCGCCATCAGGTCCGCGAGATCCAGCTTCGCCACGTCATGCGGCGCCAAGGTCGGCACAGTGATGCGCGGCAGGACGCGCTGCAGGGAAACGACATCCAGATTACCCAGATCCATCAGCGAGACGCCGCGCAGCTCTCCCGCCACGGGCTTGCGGATCTGGACGCTGGTGATCAGGGTGTCGCCACGGGTCAGCGGCTCTTCCAGGGTGACGGTTTTATACACGCCGGAAGCGGTGATGTCGGAGGCGATATTTTCTTGCGTATTCATGGTGGCGTTTTTCATAAGAGATTGAAGTAAAGGTTTTATAAGTAAAAAATAAAAAGGGGTTGGGGTTGTTCTTGACCTGGCTTACAGGCCGATGGCGCGGCGAATAGAGGCGTTACGATCCTCGCCGCCGATTTTTTCAACGCCATTGATGAAGTCGAACTCGTAAATGACTCGGTTATCGATGGTTAGCTTGTAGTAGCTGCAGGCGGTCGTATATTTCTGCTTGGTGTCTTCGGCGGCCTTGGCGTTGCCCATGTCGATTTCCTTGTGGCGGCCGCGCACGACGATTTCCACGGCGGACACGGTGCCGTCATCTTCGTTTTCATAGGCGCCGGCGAAGCGCAGCTGGGTGGCATTGTGGCTGCGGGCGCCGTACTGCAGCAGGGCTTCTAGGATGATGCCGCCGGCGGTCCATTCCAGGGTGATGGCTTCATTACCGAAATCCACCGAAATCGGACCGGTCATGCCGCCGGCGCGGTACTCCTCCATCTTGCGGGAGAGTTTCGGCAAGGTGATTTCCTCCACCTCGCCGTGATAGGAATTGCCGTTGTCGAACAAGTTAAAAGCCTTGAGTTTCTTTGGCATACCCATGGTGTGATGCTCCCTTTCTGTAATTGGTTAGGCGTTGACGGCGGCGGCGAAGTCGGCCAGGTAGCGGTCGGTGATGCGCTGCTGGAACATCAGGTTTTCCAGAGGCGGAACCGGCGTGTAGTCGTAATCGATCGTCAACCGGCCATCCTTCAAATTCTCTTTGCTGTTGAACTGTTCGTCGCACCAGGCGCTGCCGCCGATCAGATAGCCTTGCTTGATCAGGTCGCGGAATTTGGCGTTGATGCTCTCGACCAGGTCTTTTGCCAAGGACGGATGCAAGGGCTTGTCGGCATAGGTCATATGCGCTTCTGCAATGGTGTCGGCCAGCACCTGGGCGGTACGGGTGTAGTTCTCAAAATAGAAGAATTCCGGCATTTCGCAAGTGCGCGAACCCCAGAAGCGGAAGCCGCCGCTGTTAATCAGGGTGGTGACTTCCTTGCTGTTCAGGAAGCCGGCATCGGTGGCAGGATCCTGCAGATCCCAGAACACGTCCGCAGAGATACCGGTCGGCCCGTTGACGACAATATTGGAGAGGGACTTGTGCCAGCCTACCTCCTCGTCAATCTTGGCGCGCAGGCCCAGAGCGTAAGCCACTGCGGAAATATTGGCGTCCGCATTGGTGGCGGTATCCCAGCTCACGAAATCGGGCCAGATCAGCATCAGTTCGCGCTGGCCGAAGTCTTTCCGGTACAACACGGCGTCTTCCTTGGTCAAACAGCCATGCGCGGCCGCATAGGTAAAAGCGCGCAGCTTCTGGGCAACGGCGACCAGGGCGTTCGTCACGGCCTTGGTATCCAGCCCTGGCGCGCCCAGGATGCGCGGCTTGACGCCCAGCTTGGCCTGCGCCGCCAGCAGCGCCTTGACGCCGGTGTACTTGCCGGCCGCGGTTGTGGTGCCGATCACATTAGAGGTGGTTTCGGCTTCGTCCTTGCCTTCGGCGACACGCACCACCACCGTAAACGGTTTAGTCTGCAGGCCGATGGCGTCCAGGGCGCGCCGCAGCGTCCCCTTGGTGCCGGCCTTACCTATGGCGGCAAGAACGTTGGTCAGCAGGACCGGCGTATCGAGCGGGAAAACAGCCGGGTCGGCATCTTCGGCGGTGGCGACCAGGCCGATGACGGCGGTGCTGATGGTGCGGATCGGGCGGGTGCCGTCGTTCTTTTCGATGACGCGCACGCCATGGTGGTAATCAGTAGGCATATCTTCTCCTGTGAATGAGGTAAATAATTAAACGGTGGCTGGGTCCGGTGTAACCGGCCAGGTAATGACGTGCGGATAGCCGGCCTGGTCCGGGATGCGGTTCAAGGCAACGCGGTATTTCTTCCAGGCCAGCAGCAAGCCGATATCGGCGTCGCTGGCGTCGTCCACGTCGACGCGGTCCTGATACTTGGTCACTTCGCTATTGGCGCGGCGCAGTTCGCCGGACATGCGTTCTTGCGCCACGGTCAGGAACTCGTCGTCGCTCGGAAAGTAGTCTGGTACGCCGTCTGCTGCGCGGGCTTCGCATTCCGCATGGATGGCGCGGCCATGCGCTTCCACATCATCCGGACAGGCCAGGTAGGCAAGATAGTCGTCACGATGAAGAAATTTCACTGCGCACTGATAGCCCGCCGCCACCCGGACAATGTCCTTGATGTCGGAATAAGCGAACGGGTCGGCCGGCTTTGGCGGCTCCGCAGGCTGCAATTCCGGAAACATAAGAGGCCGCGCCGGCGGAAGCGGTGCTTGCTCTGCGATAGGCGGCAGCTCCTGGACAATGTCTCCTGGTGCTGCTGCTGGAATTGCGGTCACTTGCTCGATTGCTTGTTTTGTTTTTACTTTTGCCATTACCCCACCCTTTGCCATAAAGCTGCTCGTGAACCGACACCACCGTCGCCGCCCGACCCGAAGTCGTAGGCATAGCCGCGCAACTCCCAGGCGCCGGCGACCTCGGGAGAGGTGTAGTTCTTGTTCATGATGTAACCGCCGATACCTTGGCTTTGCAGTCCTGCGCCAGACAGCTGGTTTGCATACATTGCTGAGACGCAGGAGCCGACCGCCATCGATGTTCGGTTGTAGATAGAAAACTCGCTGTGACCGGCCTCGATACCCAGCACGTAATAGGGCTGGGCGCCGGGATTTTCTGCAAAGCGCAACGGGAAGCCGCTCCAGGTACGCGCATTACCGACGCTGAGATTACCGACGACCGACAGGCGCGCTGTGGTCGGCCCGTCGCTACCCCATACGTAAAGGGTCTGGCCGCCGGGATCAGACCACTGGAGCCGCATATAGCTGTTGCCGTTGCTGATGTTTTCGGAATTCTGCGAACGTGCGCTATCGGTGGCATATTTGACGCTGAATTCAGACGGGTTGTAGACGCATATATCGCCCGCGCTACTACCACCCAACAACCACGGCGGCTGACCAGATTGCCCCACCCAGCGCATGCGCAAAGTCTGATTAGCAAATACAAAATAGCCCTGGTCGGTGGCGTCGACGGTGGCCTTCAGGCCATCGCCGGCTGCCCAGCCAATTTTTACCCGGTTAGGGAGCTGACCGACGCCGGTGCCTTCCTGGACGGGCGTATAGCCAAGTTTGTTTTGCTTGGCCGCTGGATCGAAATTACCGGCGTGCCACAGCTTGTAGGAAACCGCGCCCATTGAGTAGCCGCCAACGGATAGGTCATTATTGGCGTCTAGCCCGAGGTGTGTTGCGTACGCACCTGGCTTGTGAAAGGTCATGTAAGCATCATCGGACTTGCCGCTTGACGCCACCTCGATGCATGGCCGGCCGGGGCCGAGGCTGCCAATGGCGCCAGTGGACCCGGAAACTTGCAAGAGGCCAGTAACACTGCCGCCAGTCAGCGGTAGATAATTTTTAAGCGCTGCTTCCAGATTCGCCTGGAATATCACGGCGCCCATGTCGGTATCGTCGACGGTGACTTTCAGGTTTCCGCCCGACCAGCCAATTTTTACGACATTGGATTTCTGCCCGATGCCGGTGCCTTGCTGGACCGGTGTAAAGGGCAGCTTGTCTTGTTTGGAAGCGGGGTCGAACGTCACGGAATCCCAGAGCAACTTCCAGTCGCGCCCAATGAATGGCAGCGGTGCGCCCAGGTAGCCGGTGCGCTGCCAGGTTCTGCGTGCGGTGGTGCCTTCGGTATAGACCTGGTGCACGAACTGGCCGCCGTTCTCGGTGGTCAGGGTGCCATAGCCATCGGCGCCCATAGGTAGGCCGGTGGCGGCAATGACGCCGCGATCATTGGCGACCGACACATCGCGCACGCCGGTGTCCAGTAAGGTATCGCAATGGGTATCACTATCGGTAACGGCTGGTAGCTTATGGAAATACAACGTGTTGCCGCGTTCTGAGGTCAGGTATTGCTGATGCGGATCAACTGCGACCAGGTGTTTGGCGATGGCCTGCGCCAAGGCCGGCGTCAGCCCTTCCGGCGTGACGGCGCGGGTGCCGTCTGTGCCAGCGACGGTCTCAGTTGGGGTCGCCAGCTCGACCACGCCCTGGCGCTCGACAGTCGCCGGCGGGTTCGTGAAATTGGCATCGCCGAAGGTCAGCGAGGTGGCTTTGATATCGGTAAAAACCACATCAGCGGCCAGCAGCAGCATCGACTGCGTGGACTTTTGCAAGATCGGTTCGGGCTGGCTGTAGACACCCAGCAAGACGCCATTGGAGAGCCAATAGCCAATGCCGCGCACCGTATAGGTGTCGGCGCCATCGTCGCGGATGGTGACGTGGAGCGTATCGGGCGCCACGACTTCGCCGGAAATGGTTGACAAGCGCTTGATTTCATCCGGCAAGGCGGTCGTCTCTTTACCTGCCGTGAAGACAGCGGCAGTGATACCGATTTCGGTAATCTTGAGCGGCGCCGTGCCGTTGTGCTCGGCATTGACTAAGGCGGCGCGGCCAGCATTGGTGATGATGATTTGGAGTCCAGGCATAGGTTTTACTTTGCTTCAGTCAGATTTAAACGGGCATAGATCACAGGCCGGGCAGTCGCCACCACCGCAATCGCGGCTTGCGTCTCGATACCCTGGGTAAACGTAAAATGGCTTCTGATGGACTTGGTACGGTTCACCTCGGCGATCACGTCGTCCACAAATTCAGCCGTGGCCGACTGGCCGCCGGCGCCGGATAGCGTCATGACCAGGTCGAAGGTGTACGGCTCACCCATCGGCGTTTTTTGCCACCACTCGCGCAGCAGGATGGACCCGCCAAAGGCGGCCACCACGTCCTTGACTGCTTTGGCCGTTCCCTTCTGGCGGTGGATCTTCATGGCGTTGCGCACGCGGGCGCGCCGCACCTCTTCCGTCCAGTAGGATTTCCAGCTATCGACCGACCAGTGCCAGGCTAACCAGGGCAGCAGATCGATATCGATAGTGTCCGGGTTGTGCAAGGTGCGCAGTGGGACCGGCACATCGGAGGTCCGGGCCGTGGCCGCTTCCAGCGCTCGCTCCAGCGGCGTGGAATTGGGCGGCAACAGGGATTTTATTTTTCTCTTGGTCATACCTTGCCCCAAATGCCGCCGTACTCGATCTGTATGTCGTCGCAGTAATACGCCACCAGCTTCGATATTTCTGGATCTGCGGTCGGCGAAACCAGGATGACGCGCTCGACGCCGGCAACGTGTACCGCCGCGTCGATGCCGGAATGGGTCGGCACGCGCCCCAGCTGGTGCGCTTCCTTCGCATACTTCTGCATGCGCTTGTTCGCCTCAATCAGCACAACGGTCGGATCAGGGCCAGAGAAGCTGTACAGCTTGGCGTGTACCTGGTAGCGGACAATTTGCGCGGCAACGACTGTGACGTAATCAGTCAAGGGCCGTACGCCATCGTCCGCCATACGGGTGGCGACTATGTCCAGCAGCTCCTGGGAAGGCGTGCCGTCGCCTTCGTGCGACAAGATCGCTACTACCACGTGACCGGGCGATGGGCTGGTGGCCGTCGCGTTGCGCACGCGTCCGTCCGCGCTCAGGGCATGGAACACATAGGCGCCTTCCGGTCCTGCCACGGACATGCCTTGCGGCGCCAACTGGATACGGCGGCGGTAGTCGTCATCCGCTTCCATGACGGCAGCAATCCCCTTGTCGGGATCTGCCGGCCAGATCTGCAAGCGCGGCACGTCCATGTTCGCGCCGATCTGGTCTAGGTCCGATTTCATTGCATAGGCCAGCATCAGGGCGCGGGCGGCTTCGTTGATGCGCTGGCGCAATTTCAATTCACGATAGGCGTTAAGCTGGATCACCTTGATGGCGGGGTCGGATTCCGTGAGTTCGTTCAGATTGACGCCTTGTGCTTCCAGGTCGGCCAGGTTCTGAGCCAGGATCATCTCAAAATCTAACGGCTCGATGACATTGGGCGCCGGCAGTTGCGACAGGTCGATAGCTGCGCTCATAGCGTCGCTCCCGAACCAACAGGCACGGCCAATTGCACACTCTGTTCATTGGTGACGCCGTCCAGAAGCAGCGTGGCTTGTCCATCAGCGCCGCGTTGCAATTGCACGCCGATCAAGGCAATGCGTTGCTCCCAGCGCAGCACGGCATAAGCCGTGGCGGCATAGATGCGCAGGACCGTGGCGCCGTTCAGCGGCTGATCGATCAGCTCCGGTACTTCGGAGCCGTAGGTGCGGCGCATGACGCGGGAACCGATAGGGGTGGTGAGAATGTCGGCCAGGGACTGGCGGATATGGGCCAGGCGCGACATGGCGCGGCCGGTACGGGCGTTCATCATTTTGGACCACCTGATTCGTCTTCGCCCTTTTTGACGCCACCGTGCGGGTGTTTAACTAGGCTGATGGCGCCGGCGATAACGTCTTCAGTAGCGCGCAAGATCCCCTGGATCACAGCCGCCGCACCGCCTTTGCTGCCGGCCTGGACGTTCATGCCGGCATTCAAGGCCGACATGCCGTTGACGGTCAGGTTCTGATTGACGACCAGATTTTTTTGCACCAGCAGGTTGCCGGTGCATTCCGTATCTTCGGCGTTCGAGGTGACTTTACCGGGCGCGACGGTCACGCTGGTGCCGTCCGGTAGCGTTGCGCTCAGGGTGTGCGCCTGAAAATCGTATTGGACAACCGCACCATCGGGGTAATGCGTCGAATGCAAGGCCGGATTGTCGGAAGGCGCAGGGAACGCATCAGAATAGACCGCCTGCAGAATGACGCCGGCGGTCAGATCGCCGCCAGGCGACAACAGAACAACCTGCTCCCCGACCGATGGGGACCACCAGGTGCGGGCGTCGCCTGCACGTTGCGTCACCCAGCGCAACCAGGTTGTTGTCAGCTTGGGACTCAGACGCACACGGGCGCGGCCACCCGCAACCTGAGCAACAGTACCCAAACGAATCAGGTTGTGCAGCAGTCGTGCGTTTTCGGAGTAGTCGGGGAGTTCGGCAGTCATGCTGAGCATGTTGCCGTGTTGAAGATCTGTGCGCACCTGGCAGAGGGTTGATAAGCGGCTTATCAACCCTGTCGCAGTTTCGCAGGCCGCGTGCGCGTGAGAAAGTACGAGTTAAGACGCGGCGACGCGGTCAGTGCTACTAACACCGACCACACCACCGTACCTGCAGATGAGGCTGCAAGCAAGGCCCAGGGCCGCGCCACCTGTGCACAGGCGGCCCGAAGCCTAGCATATTTATGCAGGTATACCTAGATGCAAGATATTCGTTGTGGTAATTGTTCTCGTAAGCTCGGCGAGGGTGAATACATCGCCCTCTCCATCAAATGCCCACGTTGCGGCACACTAAATCACTTGAGGGCCATGCGCCCCGCACCAGTATGCCATCGAGCATCTGACCAATTGGGCTCTCATGTATGTCAAGCAAAAACCAACCATCGGTAGTCTGTTCGCCGGCATCGGCGGATTCGATCTCGGATTTGAACAAGCAGGCTTTACCACCTCATGGCAAGTCGAAATCGACCCCACCTGCAGGGCGGTCCTCCGGGACCGCTTTCCACAAGCCACGCAATACAACGACGTCCGGCTCTGCGGCGCGGCCAATCTCAGCCCGGTCGATGTCATCACCGGGGGATTCCCCTGCCAGGACGTCAGCGCCATGGGTAAGCGCCGCGGACTCGCCGGTAGCCGCACCGGCCTCTTCTTCGAGGTCATCCGCATCATCAACGAGCTTCGGCCCCAATGGCTGGTGCTTGAGAACGTCACGGGGCTCCTCAATAGCAACAATGGCGAAGACTTCCAGACAGTCATCGCTGCCCTTGCCGAATGCGGGTATCTGGGATGCTGGCGAGTGCTTAATGCTCAATATTTCGGAGTCCCCACGCGTCGCCGCAGAATTTTCTTGGTCGCAGGTCTTGGCAGACACCCTCCCTTTGAGCTGCTGGCTGACGCCGCTCCAGTGGGAACTTTTTCAGGCCCGCCGCGCCCGGCAGAATACCCCGTCGAAATCGCCGCATGGGCATATCCTACCCTTCTATCAGGGAGTTCATCAGCGCAGATCAATATCAGCGGTACGGGCCTCATCGCTGCCGCCGACGGCTGGGATCAGATGGCTCACAGGCAGCGAACGATTGACGATCATGGGCTTTGCAGCGGACTGGATGCGGCCAACTTTGCAGAAACTCATGCTGCCGGAAACGCCGTTGTGCCGCAAGTCGCGCAGTGGATCGCTGAACACCTGATCAGATCAATGTAGAGTACGCCGCATCAATCTAAAAAAAGGGACGCCGACTGGCGTCCCTTCAGGTTGCTGACAAAGCCTTCCGAAGTTGGAAGGCTTTTTCTATAATGGGAGCATGCTAAAAATCCCTGCCCCGTACCAGCACGAGCTGGAGATGGTGACACTGGAGAGTCTGGTACCCAGTGATCATCTGTTACGCAAGATCGCTGCCGCGGTCGACTTTGAGTTTATCCGTGCGAAGGTAGCGCACCTGTACTGCGCCGATAACGGCCGCCCGGCGCTCGATCCGGTAGTGCTATTCAAGCTGTTGTTCATTGGCTATCTGTTTGGCGTACGCAGCGAGCGGCAGTTGATGCGCGAAGTACAAGTGAACGTGGCTTATCGTTGGTTTGCCGGTTTCCGCCTCACCGACAAGGTACCGGACGCCTCGACGTTCTCGCAGAACCGGCGTCGGCGCTTCACCGACACCACAGTGTATCAGGCCATCTTCGATGAGATCGTACGCCAGGCGATGGGCCGAGGCATGGTCGATGGCCGCGTGTTGTACACCGACAGCACCCACCTGAAGGCCAATGCCAACAAGGGTAAGTTTGATGTGGTGACAGTGCAGCAAACGCCCTCGACCTATTTGGCCGAGCTCGATGCGGCTGTGGATACCGACCGTGCCGCGCATGGCAAGAAGCAGCTCAAGCGGGATGACGACGATACGCCGCCGACCAAGGAAATCAAGATCAGCCGCACCGATCCTGAGAGCGGCTACATGGTGCGTGACGACAAGCCGAAAGGGTTCTTTTACCTGGATCACCGTACGGTGGACGCCAAGCACGCCATCATCACCGATACCTATGCGACGCCAGCGTCGGTACACGACAGCGTGCCGTATCTGGGGCGACTGGACCGACAACGCCACCACTTTGGCTTTCCCGTCAGTGCGGTGGGCCTGGATGCTGGTTACTTCACGCCGGCGGTATGCCAAGGACTGGAACAACGCGGCATTGCCGGGATCATGGGGTATCGCACGCCCAACCATAAACCGGGGACCTTCTACAAACGCCAATACCAGTATGACGCGTATCGCAACGAGTACATCTGTCCGCAAGGTCAGGCGCTGCCCTACAATACGACTAACCGGATCGGTTATCGCGAATACAAATCGAACGCGGCCGTCTGCCAGCGATGCCCTGTGCGCACACAATGCACCAACAGCGCCAATGGCGTGAAGGTCGTGGTGCGGCACGTATGGGAGCGCGCCAAGGAAGCGGTCAACGCCAGGCGCCTTACCGAATGGGGCAAGCGTATTTATGCTCGGCGCAAGGAAACGGTAGAGCGCAGCTTTGCCGACGCCAAGCAATTGCATTGCCATCGTTACGCCCGCATGCGCGGACTACGCAAAGTCATGGAGCAGTGCCTGTTGGGAGCTGCTTGCCAGAATATGAAGAAGATCGCGCTGCTGCTGGCGCGGCTTTTAGCTTCTTTAAACGTCCAGTTCGACCGCATATACACCTTGATGCGCCATTTCCTCTTGCATGACGCCTTCCTCTGCCGATCGCCTGTTTTTTAGTCTCGCAGAGTAACTCACACCACAAAAAATAAAACCCACCAAAAATGGTGGGTTCGTCAGCAACCTGAAGGGACGCCGACTGGCGTCCCTTTTTTTAGCTCCTTACAAGGAGGTCATCCAAATGGTTAAACCTGTTCAACATTATGCCCAAGCCTGTCGATAAGATTACCAGGGCCACATAGATGGAGCGCCCCCACAACGACAAGAGTCCGTTTAGTAGTTCCGAGCATCTGTTGAATCACAGGTGCCCATGCTTGATTCCGAAAGTCGAACACCGCGTTCCGGGCTCCCTGAGATTTCATTATGGGTAATTTACTTGCAACGAGCCAAAGTGCTTCTACATCACGCGTAAGCCAAGCATTGTGCATGTTCGTAAACACGCGTTGAGGTTCAGATAAATCAGAAACGAGCTCCTTAAGGCCTGCGTGTATCTCGACTAAAGGAATCGAGCCAAATGCTAGCGCCACATCCTGCGCCGTTTCCAAAAAATGAATTGCCTTTGATTGTTCGGTCGCCGATCGAAAAAAACGGGTATCTACCCCCTCAGCCATTTGCATGTGAAACATTGACGCGACCAACATTGCAGCCCAAGGTTGCAATTCGTTAAGAGGCGAAAGCGGACCTTCAGGCGGCCAAAATTTTTCCAGTTCAGCATAGATATTTGCGGGCACCTTCTGTGATAGCGCGACGCCATCTTGCGCTTTAAAGAAGGGTAGCAATGTCGGTGGGTCTGATTCAAAGACAAGAGATTCAGACCATTCATATGCATCTGATACCCAAGTTGGTAAATCCGGTCTAGCTTGGGGAAACACATGCACAGAACCAAGCAACCGCACATTTGTGCCCGTGATATGAAAATACATAGCTTCCCCCTGTTGGTAAAGGCCATCCTAACGATAGAAAATGCAGCTCAGCTTTCAATCATTTCGACCAAACAGTATCGTTAGTGAGACAGATTATGAAAGTAGTCCCCCAATTTTCTCTAAAATACCAGGCAATGCAGTTCCTGCTGCATTGCTAATCGTACTTTCCAATACTGTGCGAACGCTTCGTAGCGTTTCTTTAATAATCCCAGCTCGGGGCTTTGGGGAACCTTGTTGAGCTTCAATGGTAGCAATATCCGCTAGGACCTCTTCGTGTGTCGCTTTGTCCAGGTTGAATGAATCTAGATGAGTTCGAAGCTCTTTAACTATATCGGCGATTGCCGACACGTCTAGCGGCTGTTGCACAATTGCCTGCACGGAATCTGTCGTTCCCTGTTGAAACTGTGACTGATTCATGCTGTGAATCACGGTCTGATTCTGAACCTGATATGAAATGGGAGCTGCAGTAGCTCGCGCTTTTTCGTCGCTAGAAAATGTCATATCCTGTCCCAAGACCCCGGCTTTTTCCAGTTTCAACGACCATTCCAAAACAGTATTACGTACAATTTCAATGATTCCTTTAACTTGCGACTTCATAACCATGAGAGCCGGTTGCATACTTGGGCCTGACATTCCCGCCATCAGCATTTTTTCCATTTCTGCCGAAAAATACACGATGAGCTCGCCGGAATTTCCTTTATCACCTGACAACAGGCTTTCCAGCTCACCAATAGATTGACCAGTAGAGCGTTTTGAAAAAAGCTCAGCGTCCTTTGTACTTTGAACATACAGGGGAATCCAGCCATTGTACGGATTCCGTGCTCTTAGCGACCCGCGTAACATGCGATAGGGAGGAATAGCGGTAGCACTCTTGTAGCCATTTAGCTCAGAGTCAATCCACTCTTCAAAGTCCGCAATATCAAGCTTACGAGCTACCGTGTAGGCCATGCGAAGTAGATTAGACACACTACCAGTTGCGTTCAAAGCCTCACGTTGCAGTTCTAGAACCAGCGCTGACATGCTTTCCCCCGATTAGTTGACATTTTGAAAGATTATAGTCTTCTCCGATCCGAACTCCACATTCAAGTTAAGTGTTTCACCATTGAATACTGCGCCTATTTCACTAGATGACGCAGCAGGGAATCTCGAATCAATACTTGGTCAATCGCGCTAAAACCAAGTAATGGCCGGGCCGGATAATGATATTCCGGCCCTTTTTTTGCAATCTTGTCCGTCAGCCCGTCCTGATGCACACGAGCGATTCGCGCCACGCGCCCAAAGAATCCGACCGCCAGCTGGTTTTCGTCCTGCTGGGTTTTCAGGAATTGCTGCGTGCGGATTTTCCCGAACATTGCCGTCTTCTGGCGCTTAATTCTTCCCTTTTTTCCTCGCAGATCCTTGCGCTTCTTCCGCGCCGGATAAGTCGCACCATCCGGTGCCTGCTGGCTGGCGATGCGTTGCGCCTGGCTGCGGCGCAAGTCCAGGGCGATTTTGCGCGTGACGACCCGGCGTTGACCAGGTTGGAGCTGGGCCAGCAGCGCGCTGGCCCAGGCCTCCAGGGCGTGTAAGTTGCCGCTCATACCGGATCCGCCGGCGTATGCCATTCCGCCAGGAGAGAATCACCCGCATAAGCCTGCCAGAAAGCATTCGCATAGGCTGGCGTCAACTGAGGTTCTCCAGGGTGTCGCACCTCCAGCCGGCCAGCGCCGGCATCTTTGACGACTACACTCTCAGTCAATGCCAGCTTGATCGACAGATCAACGGTTTCATGATTGTGGAAATCCACATCAAAGCCGATACCGGTCTTGCGCAGCTCCGGATGCTCCAGCAGATCCCGCTGGTGAACCCCTACCCATGCCAGCAGTGCCACCATGATCGCGTCGGGTTCGCCGCTATAGTCGGTCACAATGATGTTGAGCTGATACCTATACTCAAACGACAGGGATTTCGTCCCGGTCGCAACCGTATTGCCGGCATCGGCGAATATCAGCAGCTTGTCGGGGTTCTGGGTCAGATCCGCAATAGCGGCCTTGAGATGCGCCCTAAGGCTTTTTGGCTTGTACACGCTCGGCATCCTCCTGGCAATCGACAATAGCGTCCACCTTGGCCGCACAGATCCCCCAGGCCGCCTCTGCGCGCTCCAGGTCGAGCAACATAGCGCCGTTAGTCCTGGGCGCTGCCGCCGGCAGTTGGCAGCGGGTCACTGTTGGACAGGCGTTGACGGTAATCGTCGGCGCCGGTGGCGGCTGGATGCTGCCGCAGGCCGGCAATAGCGTCAGGCAGAGGAGTATCGGCCCAGCTGCGTATCGTGGGATTCTCATGTTGCAGGCTTTCAATCAGGTTTTCTCGCTCGGCGAGGGTGGTAGCGATCCGGTCATGGGCGGTTTGTAGCTTCGCGGCGGCCTTCTTGTCCCTGGCCGCCGCGTCCGTCAAGGTCTTGATGGTGTCGTCGCGGTCGCGTGCGATCTGTTCGGCACGCTCTGCCCGCTCTTTCGCCGCTTTCAGGCCGTTGTGCTGCACATAGATGACCAGGCCCAGCGCACCGACAAACAGGGCCGATATCAGACTTTTGACGATCAGCTCCATAGACCGATCCGGGTACCGCGGTTGTCGATCGTCAGCACCTGGCGCCGCGGCGCTTTACCTTCGACCGCGATACCCAGGTGAACCCATACCGCGCCGCCGACCCGCTCATAGATCAGCTGATCGAATTGCAGGTATGACTTATCCAGCGCCTGGCAGATCGCCATCGGTGTGCCGAATGCCGGCGCCGTAAAGTCGCAGGCCAGGCCGTCCAGGTGCGCGCTGTTGCCGGCGCCGCCGACCGCTCGGTTCAGTGCCAGGCAGCGGTAGCCGCTGGAAATGACCATGGCAGCGCCGCCCAGCTCCAGGCGCACCAGCTCGTTAAACTTCGCCAAGCGCCGCAGGTTGGCAACGATGGCCGGCGCCGGCGCGTTATCGATAGAGAGGGAGCGCGCTTTGTCGCTGCGCGTGAATTCTTCCAGGGTGAAATGCTCTGTCAATGCTGTTGTGGTGGTCATTACATACCTCTGATGATGTTGGCGACGTTACCCTGGGCGCGATGCACCAGGACACATAAAGTCAAAGCGATGGCGGCCTGCCCGAAAGAGGGATGACCGTGGCCCAGCAGGATCTCCAGGGCGGAAGTGCCGGTGGCGACAATCAGAAACCAGGCCACCAGGGAGATATGCAAGCGGTGATTCGCCAGGCCGCGCCGATAGCACAGCAGTCGCAGGCAGGTGCTGGCGTAACAGAGCAACGCCAGGACGGTCAGATATTTAGTCATGGTCACCGCCCTTGCGCAGCCAGGCCGGCAGCTCAATGGTTTTAATCAGATCGATGCCGTGCAGCGTCAGGGCAATGGCCGCCGCCGACGCGAAGAAGGCGGCGACACCCGATTGCTTCAACGGCGTATTGTTGATGGCCTCGGGCGCGGCCAGGTAGCCGATGGCAAGGGAAATGACCATATACGCCAGGCGTTGCAGGGCCGGCAGGTTCTTGCTGGAGATCGCCACCAGCGTGGCGCCGGCGAACGCGCCGATCAGCGCATTACCGTCAATGCCAGGGAACAGCGTTGACAGGCCGATGCCGGCGGCACTGGTGACGACCAGGGTGGTGGTGCTGGGTTCTGCCATAGTGAGAATCTCGCGGTTAGTCCCAGAGGTTGACGACCTGGGCGGTTTTAGTGGGGGTAGCTGTTGGTTCGGGCAAGGTGACCAGGAGGCCGTGCGGCAGGATCGGCCCGTAGTCGGCCAAGCCGGGATTCAGTTCTAGTGCTGCCTCGACTACATTGGCGGTCGCGCCCAGGTGACGCCAGCACAGCAGATCCAACGTGTCATGTTGTTGAGCACGTACCTCCATCAGATCAGCTCAACGGTCAAGTGAGAGCGGCCAATGATGTCCGCAATGGCCCAATGGGCATTGCGCCGCTGGTCGCCTGGTGCGTTGTCCAGCGCCTCCATCATCTTTTTATCGGACAGCGACGATGCCGTGCTGTCGTAATCGCGGTAGCGCTCGATCAGATCGGCTTTGGCGCTGCAGTAGACGGCGCGGCGATAGAGGGAAATTAGCACGCTCTCGCGGTCGATGCGGTCCGCCGGCACGGCCGCCAGCGACGCGTAGCCGGCAGCAATCTGCAGCAGCTTCCAGTCCCGCAGCTCGTCATTGACGTGCAAGATGGCTGCGATCACGGCCTCCCGCAGGCGCACGTCGGTGACGGTGCCGTCCAGGCGCACCGCGTCGCGCATCTGCGGCAAGTGGATATCCACATAGAAGCCATCGTTTTCGACAATGGGAGAAGCAGGCGGCGGTGGTGGTGTTGAGGGTGTCGAAGGCTCGACAGCAAGAAAGCTCATAGGGGTAACTTCCAAAAAAACGGCGGTGGGCGGGCGTCATACCTACATGCCAGGCATCGGTAATCGACCCGCGCCGCCGTGCGCCAGGGGGTGCTCGTTTAGCCTTGTGTCGCTTTCTTCAAGCGACGTTCAAGGGTTTCAATATCTTTCTTGACGCCCACGCCTTGAAACAACTCCAAGGCGCGGGTCAGGCTGCCATAGGCTGCCTGGGCGTATTCCAGAGACAGACCGGCCAGATCTCGCTTATCGTCGCCGTCATTGGCCTGTACCAGCAACGCATAGCCCAGCGCCTTGTGCAGCTTGGCGCGGGCCTGGTCCGGCACGTCGCTGTCTTTAGTCAGATGCTCGATCTGGGCCAGCACCCTGACCGCCAGTGCCGGATCCTCGGCCAGCTTCCCGTGCAGGAACGCCTCAGAGAACTCGTCCAGCAGCACGGTCGGAATGTCGCGGTTGTACTGATCCGGCAATGTCATCTTGTGCGTCACGGCATAGCTGGCGATCTGCACGGCACGCTCATAGTCGCCGGCATCGATAGACCAGACCAGGATGGTCGTCAGTACATCGTCCTGGCCGCCCTTCCCCGCCGCCAGCACGCCGTCGACCCAGATCTGATACTTCGGCAGCAACTGCGCCTTCAGTGCGATCTTGCTCTTGATCGACTGGATGTTTTTCAGGCGGCGCCGGTCCTCGGCCAACTGGTACAACTGCAGCTCGTACTGAGAGCCGGAAGTTGGGCCGCCGGGTTCGGCGCTGGCGGCATCGCGCTCGGCCAGTACGCGAACCCGGTGCCGCTGGGCGGGAGACAGTTCACGCATCTCAGGCCACCAGCTCAAGATTTTCGACAAAAGCGCCCAGGCCGAGATCTTCGATCACATAGGAATCATTGGACGATTCGTAGTTTTCGATACGGTCACGCTTGGGAACATCTTCCACCCGGCGCCTGCGGCCGCCCTCTTGCCAGTAGATCGACAGGTTGTCGAAGCGGGTAATCAGGATGGCGTGTTCCGGGAAATACGGTACGGTGGCCGCCTGCAGGCCGCCGATTCTCTTCTGGCTGATGACGATGTCGGCTGCCAGGGTTTCGGTCGGCGCCTGCTTGGTGTTCACCAGGGGGAAATACTTGTCATGCAACAGGCCACGGCCGACGATGGCGACCAAGCCGCTGTCTTGTTGATACCAAGGATCCAGCAAGGTGATGGCGTCGTACACCACGGCGTCCAGGTTGGCATAGTCGCCGCCGGCGCCGACGACCACCTTGCCGGGGGTCTTACCTTCGTGCAGCACGCGCTGGGGCGCTTGTTCGCGGTAGTGCTGCAGCCAGCCCTTATTGACATCCTGCAGCATCGGATATTTCACCAGGTCGGTGTCGGCGGCAATGGTGGTGCCGTTAAAACCGATCATCATCCGGTCCAGCGCCTGGCGCTGCAGGATGTTGTTGGCAATGCGTTGCTGGAAGTCGGGAAATTTCGCCCAGGCATCGAGCTTGGCGTAGCCGATATGCGTATCGAAGTTCGTTTTTTCGCAGCGGTAGCGCTGGTTATCCAGGGTGGACAGGTCGCGGGTCTTTCGGTCGCCTTTGTCGGTATTGGTGCGGCTGGCAGTCGGGCCGGAAATGCCGAGACCCAGCTTCTCGCCTTCTTGCTCGGTCACGCCTATGATATTGATCTTGCCCAGGAATTCGCTGGACTCCTGCATGCGGGTTTCCAGCTTCTGCTGAATGCTGGGATCCACACTGAACGTCTCGACAACGTTGCTGGCGTCATTCAGTTGCGCTACGCGCTGCGCGTACTGGTTATAGGCGATTCGGGTGTTTTTTCTCATGTGGTCATGCTCCTGTCGGGTATGGGTTCAAAGTTGGAATATGGCGGCCGGCTGCGTCGCTTAGAAATCGGTTTGCAACGCGCCGGCGCCGCCCGATGCTGTCGGACGCTGCGTCGGGTTGGCGTCAGTGCCGTCAACCTGCTGCTTGAAGGCGGCAAAAGCGTCGTTGGACTCTTTCAGCGCCGTTTCCAGCGTTTCGATGCGCGTCACTGCAGCGGCATACTGCTCAGCGCTCTCACTGACATGCGTTGCCAGCTCGGACACGGCCTCGGTGATATCGGCGAACTGGAGCTGGTCTTTGGCGGTTTTATTGGTAAAGCGCTTCAGGATGGCTTTGACGGTGTCGGACAATTTGATTCCTTCGGGTTCGGTTGGGGTGTCTTCAAATTCCAGTGCGGTTTCCACCGCCGCTGTGAACAGGTTGTCGGGATCTTGCTTGCGGCTGGCGAGTGGGTTGACATCGGGATGCTGTGCCGCGAACGCCAGCATTTCGGTGCCGAGGCTGGCCGGGCTGTCGGTCACGGCCAGGCCGACCAGGTAGGCTTCGCCGGTATCAGCAAATTTAGGATTGATCTCGATGCTGGTGTAGATCTTCTGGCGGGCCTTGTTCATCGCCACCAGCTCCGGTGTCGGCGAGATCTGTGCAAACAGGGCCAGCTTCTTGACGCCGTTGAGAATGACCTCTTCCGCTTTCACCGCCAGCACATCGCCATAGGCTTTAAAGGGGCCATCCGGCAAGGTGCTGCGCAGATGCTCCAACCAGACGCGGGCGCCGTAGAGTTGCTGATTGAAGGTCGCGGCCATCTGCTCAATGAAAGAGCGGTCGATCACGCGGCCGTCAGTCGTGGCGCCTTCGACGGCGACACGGAAGAATTTTGATTTGGTTGATGCAGTCGGTTTGGCTGTTGACATGGTGTCGGCTCGGTGTGAGTGCTGGATAAGGACTCCATGGTCGGCCTTGGCGCGGGATGCGACAACAAACAGAGGGTTGATAAGCCGTATATCAACCCTCTGCTTTCCCCGCTACACGCGCGCGACGCATACGCTTGCGGCATGTCTGAATTGATCGAAGAACACCCTGCCGAAATAGAACCCGAAGTGGATCCGCGCCGCATTGCCAAGCACCTGTACTGGCAAGGCTGGCGCGTCACCTCCATTGCCAAACACCTGCTGCAGAAGCGCACGACCATCGAGAGCTGGAAACAGCGCGACGAATGGGACAAAGCCACTCCGCTGGAGAAGATCGAAGCCACGCTGGAATCGCGCCTGGTGCAGCTGATCACCAAGGACGCCAAGACCGGCGGCGATTTCAAGGAAATAGACCTCTTGATGCGCCAGGTGGTGCAGACTGCCCGGGTGCGCCGCTATGAGGCGCCGGGTGGCAACGAAGTCGACCTGAACCCGAAGCTGGCGAACCGTAACGCCGAACCAAAGAAGAAGCCGACAAGGAACGATTTCAGCGAGGAGCAGAAAGACAAGCTACTGGAGGCATTCAGGGACTCCCTGTTCGATTACCAGAAGGTATGGCATCGCAACGGCGACCAAAGAACCCGGGTGATCTTAAAATCGCGCCAGATCGGTGCGACCTGGTACTTTGCCCGGGAGGCGCTGGCCGACGCGATGCAAACCGGCCGCAATCAGATCTTCCTGTCAGCGTCCAAGGCGCAAGCACACGTTTTTAAGCAGTACATCATCCAGTTCGCCAAGGAGGCCGCCGGCATCGAGCTGGCCGGCGACCCGATTGTGCTGCCGAACGGCGCCCACTTGTATTTCCTTGGGACCAATGCGCGCACCGCCCAGGGCTATCACGGCAATTTCTACTTTGACGAGTTTTTCTGGACCCACAACTTCCAGGAGCTTAACAAGGTCGCGTCAGGCATGGCGCTGCATAAGCAGTGGCGCAAGACCTACTTTTCGACGCCCTCCTCGATCACGCACCAGGCGTATCCGTTCTGGACCGGCGAACTGTTCAACAAGCGCCGGGCGAAGGCTGACCAGGTCGACATCGATATCAGCCATTTGAAGCTGTCCAGCGGCTTTACAGGTGAGGACAAGATGTGGCGCCAGATCGTCACCATCCTCGACGCCGAGCGCGGCGGTTGCAATCTGTTCGACATCGATGAGCTGCGCAATTTCGAGTACAGCCCGGACCAGTTTGAAAATCTGCTGATGTGCAACTTCATCGACGACACGCAATCCGTGTTCCCGTTGATGGCCTTGCAGCGCTGCATGATCGATTCCTGGGTCAGTTGGGACGACTATAAGCCGTTCGCCAGCCGCCCCTTCGGTGACCGGCCGGTCTGGATCGGCTACGACCCCTCATTGACCGGCGACAGCGCTGGCTGCGTGGTGATCGCCCCGCCCCTGGTCGCCGGCGGCAAATTCCGCATCCTGGAGCGCTTCCAGTGGCGCGGCATCGACTTCGAGGCGCAGGCCAAGGCGATCAAGGAGATGACGACCCGCTACAACGTCGCCTATATCGGCATCGACACCACCGGCATGGGCGTCGGCGTGTACCCCCTGGTGAAACAGTTCTTCCCGCTGGCGACGGCGATCAACTACTCGCCGGAAGTCAAAACCCGGATGGTGCTGAAGGCGCAAAACATCGTCAACAAGGCGCGGCTGGAATTCGACGCCGGCTGGACCGACATTGCGCAGTCCTTCATGACCATCCGCAAAACCCTCACCACGAGCGGGCGGCAAGTCACCTATGACGCCGGCCGTACCGATGAAACCGGCCATGCCGACCTGGCGTGGGCCTGCATGCACGCACTCGATCACGAACCATTCGAGGGCGCCAACGAGAACACCCAATCCTTTATGGAGCTATATACATCATGAGCAGAAAGCAGCATCGGCGCGCCGCGCAGCATGCCGAGACACCGCCGGCGCCGCTGGCAGACGTACCCCGCGCCGGCGGCGGTATGGAGGCGTTTAGCTTTGGCGACCCGACACCGGTTCTCGATCACAGCGAGGTGCTGGACTGTTTTGAGTGCTGGCTCAACGGCAAGTGGTACGAGCCGCCGGTCAGCCTGGCGGGTCTCGCGAAATCGTTTCACGCCAGCGTCCACCACAGCAGCGCCATTTATTTTAAAACCAACATCCTGACCTCGACATTCATCCCGCACAAGTACCTGTCGCGGGATACGTTTAAACGCTTCGTGCTGGATTTCCTGACCTTCGGCAATGGCTATCTGGAGAAGCGCGCCAGCCTTAGCCGCCAACCCCTACAGCTAAAGCACTCCCTGGCGAAGTACATGCGGCGCGGCAAGGATCTGGATACCTACTATTTTGTGGCGGGATGGCAGCAGGAATATACCTTCGACAAGGGATCCGTTTTTCATTTGATGGATCCGGATCTGAACCAGGAGGTGTACGGCGTGCCGCAATACCTCTCCGCCCTGCAATCGGCCTGGTTGAATGAGGCAGCCACCCTGTTCCGGCGCAAGTATTACAAGAACGGCTCACACGCCGGCTTCGTGTTCTACATGACCGATCCGGCCGCCAACGTGAAAGACGTCGACAACTTGCGGCAGGCCATGCGCGACAGCAAAGGGCCGGGCAATTTCCGCAATCTGTTCATGTACGCGCCGAACGGGAAGAAAGACGGGATCCAGATCCTGCCGGTATCAGACGTGGCGGCGAAGGATGAGTTTTTCAACATCAAGGGAGTCACCCGCGACGACGTGCTGGCCGGCCATCGCGTGCCGCCTCAGCTGATGGGAATCATGCCGAACAATACCGGCGGGTTCGGCGCGATTGAACCGGCCGCCCGGGTATTTGCCCGCAACGAGCTGGTGCCGCTGCAATCTCAGTTCATGGCGCTCAACGATTGGCTAGGCATCGAGGTCGTGAAATTTGAAAAATACGAATTATTGACAGGAGAGGGAAACAAGCAATGAGCGACATCGCAGACCGCGCCATCTGGCGCATTGAGAAAGACGTGCATAACGCCATGGCACATGTCAGAAAGCAGCAAATGTTGGAAAGTGACGGTCGCTGCCATTTTTGCGACGAGCAGATCGCGCCGGCGCTTCTGTTTTGCAATATGGATTGCCGCGATGACTACGACAAGGAAAAAGCAGCGCTTCGCCGTGCTGGGCGCTAATTTTTACCGCGATTGCGCTCAAACCGATCGAACTGCGCACCATACATCAGGTTGTGAGGCGCGCACTACGGGGGTCGGATCATCGCTGTTGCGCGAAATGAAGCCACACTTTAAAAGCAAATACGGTAAAAATGCCGCAATTGATATCTGTGTAAAATACTTGCAACAGGTGAAAAATTTCGTCATTACCTTTCTTGAAATGCGGCTTTCTAACAAGGAAAAAATAAAATGGTCATATTTGTTGCGGGTGTTCATGGTGTCGGTAAAACATACCTCAGCGATAAATACGTTGCAGGCAAAAATATCATTCATGCAACTGCAAGTACACTCATCCGCGAGGAGCTTCTTGTTGCAAATTGGACCAAAAACAAATTGGTAGGAGACATAGATAAAAATCAGACCGCATTAATCAAGGCCGTAGAAAAAATTCATGCGTCTGGAAGAGAACTTCTACTTGATGGCCACTTTGTCCTCAAAGATTTTGAGGGGAAGCTGCAGCCAATTGATCCTGAAATTTTTTCCGCGCTGAATCTTAATGGAATTGTCTTATTGGAAGATAGTCCGGAGATCGTGCAGAAGAGATTGGGGGACCGTGATGCAAATTTTTTGGTAGAAAATATCGCCACATTTAGCGCGGCAGAAAAAAAACAAGCCGAATTAGTCTGCAGAGCTTTAAACATTCGTCTTGAAGTGCTTTTTGCGCCCACTGAAATTTCGTTCACAAAGGTCATGGACAGTTTTTTTGACGAGTTACCAAATTAAAGCCTCCCATCTTTTCATTGCTACTCTCTAAACATTGAAAATCATTACTCAGCACTAATTTAGTTACCTCAAGTGTTATGCTTGCTGAAAATCAATAACTAAGTGGGGGGGTACGCGGTGCATCCTTTTTCCGGAATAATCGTCAGATATGTTGCAAGACAGACGAACGAAGGCGACGTTTCAACGTCAACTCCCGTTGACGCTGCTGCTGATGAGCTTCACGTAAATTTATGGGAAGTCGGGAGCCGGCCATTTATTGACATAGGCATCTTGATTTCGAACCGCGCCGAGGTCAATGCCATCGAGGTCGTACTCCCATGGAAATTAGGCGCTGAAGCGATAATGGATCTTGGCACACGGCTCAACAGCGAAAAAAGTATCGCCGCAATATTTAATGAAGCTGTCAGGTACGATGGAAGCGCCGACGAACCTTTTGCAAGCGTCTCATTTCTAAAAGACAATGATCAGCAGACGAAGAAAAGTTCGACCGAACAAAAAACAGAATTCGTATTGCTCCGTTTAAACTCTACTCATTTCTCCGTTTTTCCGAGACTCACCGGGGAGGGAGAGATGACAATTTTACGAATAAATTTATCTGACACAGCGCTGTCTGGATATGCATCAATATCCTCCAAAATTTACCTACGGTTTCGGATAAAAAACGTCCCACATGCCATCTATCAAGCGACATTTTGTCAGCCAGATAGAAATATATTAAGTTCATTCATTGAGACTCGAATCATCGACTTCCGGATCAACGTGCGAAGAGGTATTCCCGACGAGCTTCTTGCGGGGGATTCGAATACACATTTTCCAAAGTTTAAGAAAATCCATTTTTTTCTGACCATAAATCGCTCCCAAGAGTGCATATTCGAGGGGCAAAATTTTGTCGGCTGCCGCTCACTAATGGATGAAGATGTGTGGAATGAATACGTAAGAAGCAATGTAAACGCACCAATAACAACTGATGGCTCAGTTAGAAATTACTTAGGTTATCAGTGGACTAAAGCCATAAAAGGCGGCGGGAACGAAGCAGGACATGTAAAGGATTTAGTTGCGCTTGGACGATTTTCTCGTACAAGCTCAAGCACTTCACAAATATTTCGATTTATTGGACTAGGTCTCGTTTTTGGGATGGCTGGCAACGGCGCCTGGGAAATCATAAAATTCAAAAGCGGACATTTCTTTGGATCTTGGGGTGGAGACGACACTAACAACGTTTTTCTTATTTTGTTGATTCTCTTGATCGCTATTTTGTTGATTTTTTCGGGAAATATTTTTGATTGGTTTCGCAAAAAAGCGCTCTTTCAAACACTTTTAAAGCGAACAATCAATTGTCTCAGTGGCCTTCTCAAGTAATGTATTTTCGGGAACCAAGAGACCATTAAAACTAAGTTCAATTTTCTTAGGCCGATACAATTCGTCGTAGGCCTTACCAAATTCGAAGCCATAGTGACGAAATATTTTCGCAAAAGTCTCATAATGCTCCTCCGATACGGAAAGCAACGGGTTTTCGTTTTTCAATACATCGAAAGCTTTCTCAAATAGCTTGAGTCCGAGGCCAGACCCATTAAAATCCTCTACAACCCTTAGGCAGCAGAGTTTTTGCTCAAATTTTGTATCCTTAACAATTGCTACACCTGCTAAAACACCGTTTGCATGGGCGAGAATAATTGATCTACTCCCATTGTCGACACCCGCCCGAACTTTAGTATCGAACCATTTTTTAAAATCCGGGTACAAATCTGACATTCGAGTCAACATTTTTCTGGTATCCGAAAGAAGCAATAGGCTTTCTTCAGGATTCCTCCAAAGGTATTCCCTATTCAAAATAGTCGTTTTCACGGCCACCTCAAGAATTTTGAATTTTCATACCAGCACGAGCTGCTTTTCGGCGCTCAAATCATCTGATGGTAAATATCTGAATGATTGCGGGGGAACAATTCGCTCCCCAATCGACGCCAAATCCAGCGGAACTTTGTATTTCCTAACTTCACCAACAGCAATAGCAACGGCCTTACTTCGACCACTGTAATACTCGTCGTAACGCTCTTTCGCAATTCCGGCAAATTTTTTAGTGCGATCCCATATCTTCTCAGGTGCATCTACATAGACTTTTTCAACATCAAATTCACCTACCAATTTTCCTACGGGCTTAGTTGCATAAATCACGATGCAACTAGCTGACACGTTTGCAAATGCCGACTTACGGAATTCGAACCGCTTGTCGCCGGCTAAAATTTTTGCAGCAAATTCCGGCTTAATTGATAATAAAATTCTCATTTAATTCTCCAACTTGTATTATTTGATACAGCTGTTCTTTGGTTAACTTCAAAAAATCCCAGCGACTCTTAGAGGAGATACCAATTTCTTGGATCAAATTGCCACGGATAATTCGTTTAGTCAAAGCTGCGTTATACGTAAATTTAATTATTGTGCGGCGCTTTTTATTATGAAAATAGTCTTCCAATTCGGCACTATCAAAAACACTGTACGGCTTAACATAGCGCATAAACTCACCTTTCGTATCGAAGCTTTTTATTTTTCTTGCTTCCTCAACGACGCATATTGATGTGGCAACGGAACGATAGTAGGCCTTACCCCCTCCCTTCCCATCATTTGTGCGATACATGACCAAGATATCACCAGCACTTAGCTTGCCTGTCGCGGCAACTCCAGAAATGAAAATCTTGTGAATGCTATTGGTGTGTGAAACGTCTTTTAGTATGTCAAACGATTCATTGTGCAATTTTGAATCGGGAAGAAATCGAGTATGGTATTGGGGGTAGATTCCAAGCAAAAAGGCGTTTCCATGATCGGGCAAGATATAGGGATAGTCTTTGAGAACATCACCTTGCGCCTCTTTCATTTTTCGGAGAAACACTAGTTCGACGCCATTTCTCCCTTGCTTTTCTGCATGTCTCTCAAAACCATATCTGGTAATGAGATCAATCAAATTCTCATGTTTTTCGAACACGGTTACGTACACATCATCAACACCGTCAAGCACCGCATGATCGAGTATCTTTTTTATGAATCGTTCGCCGAGCTTTGTTCCATGAGCATTAATCTTCAGTGTGCCGACTTTTAGATGGCGACCATATGCTAATGGTGGGACGATGTCTGCAACAACTCCAACCTCAGTCTTTAGGTACAAAAAACCATCAATTTCTTCACGCGCTCGATAGAACACGTAGGCCATTTCCTGACTTGCAGCTTTGCGTTCGAACCAATCACTGAACTCAGCATAGTCTTCTTTTAAAGAATCGAAAAATTTATCTGCAAGATCAACATCTCCGAACACACAATATTTTAGATTTTTCATCCCTGTTCTCACGGCAGAGTGCCCAAGGGCGACTGATTGTTGAATAAAGATTTTTCCTTGCTACCCCTTAAATTCCAAATTTACCATCACGCGTAACGCCATTCTGCCTGGCCGCCAACCCACTGGCGGGCAAATCCGCTGAATTATAAAGCATCGTGCGGCCCCTCTTTCGGGACATAGATTTAGGACAGATGATTTACCAATGCATTTTTAGCAATACACTGTGTTCATACACAGTATATAGGAGCATTTGACGGTCGGCGCGCCGTCATCCCCCCCGCCGCGCCTGCCGGCTTCGTTTAATGCACTTCTTCTAACGCAGTTCGCAAAAACGCCAAGCCCCCGAGCTGTGCTGGGTGCGCCGGGAAACCACCTGCAACGGCTTGGCGCAAAATAACGCACTTTGCGCGGAATTTTTGCAAAAGCTCGATAAGCGTTTATACTGTATATATACAGTATATTTGTGCTTTGGAGAAAATGATGCGCCTTACCAACATGAACGAATTTGATGCAGTAATTGCTCGAGCAGAACCAATTATTGCGATAATAGTCACCCGCCACCGCACCGAGGGGCAGCCGCTTACCTGGCGGTTAATCCATTCGATTGAAGGCGAAGTGCTGGCCGAATTGAACCGCGCCGACGACCTCCAGCCAGCCTACATCAACTTGATTAGGCACTCCGGGGTTTTCAACTATCCGCTGAATGATGACCTGGTCGACTTTGGCGAATCAAGTGCGATTGCCTGCGCGTTTTCAATGATCTACGACGCATTTCACAGGGTTCATTGATTCGCTTATCGCATTGCCGGCGCTGTACTGCTAGCTGTTGCGGGGTCAATTTTCCATGTTTCTATAAATCAAATATTTGGAGTGAAAAATGTTTGTCAGAGTGGAGAGCCTTTGGGATGAGGGGCGCACCCTTGACCAGAAAGCGCTGGACAAGCGCAAAATGAATTGTCTGTGCGGAGAACTTCGCATTGAGCGCCAAAAGAGTGAATACTTGGCGGAGCGGACTTATCACGTTGCGCGTCTTCTGAATGGCGAATTTGATTCGCTGCCACCCTTGCAGGATGTGGCCGTGCTTGGCATCTACAAGGATCACATGCTTTTAAGTGGTCTTCAGAAGGATGAGGTCACAGGGCAAACCTTCGCGCAGAGTTGGCGGATTAAAATTTTGGAAATGACGACGCAACAAAAAGCGGCGGTGTTGATAGACTAGATCGCATCTGCTGTATGGAGAGTCGAACTATGTGTACAAATTACAATGCAACGCCGCGTGACCGTTTGCCGCCGATTTTCAAGGCCATGATGCCCAATGGCTTAGACTGGCCGAACGAAATTTACAATGACTACGATGCCCCGATAATTCGCCGCGGTGCCGGCGGCAACGAAGTGATCCTAGCCAGCTATGCGATGGTGCCAAAGCGACATATTCCGCCAGGTATCAAAAAATTCTCAACCATGAATGCGCGGGCCGAGACGATAGGACAAAAGCCGAGCTTTGCAAAGTACTGGCGTGCGGCGCAGCTTTGTCTAATCCCGATGGAATCGTTCTATGAGCCTTGTTACGAGACTGGCTCGGCCGTTCGGTGGAGCATTGGAATGGCTGATCAGGCGTCGTTTGCAGTCGCCGGCATGTGGCGTGTATGGCATGAGCCTGATGGATCAACAACACACTCATTCACGCAAATTACAGTCAATGCCGACGACCATCCACTGATGAAGCGATTCCACAAGCCAGACGATGAAAAACGGTCATTGGTGATCGTGCCGGAATCCGACTACAGCGACTGGTTAGAATGCACTGATCCTGAACGCGCTAGAGCATATCTCCAGCTATACCCGCCCGCGCTGATGAAAGCTGCGCCGGCACCAGCACCCCCGAGAAAATCAACGACGAAACGTGTCGAATCAAACGGCACATTGTTCTAATTTTCAAAGAAAAGGTGAAACCATGAACACACACTTCATTGAAGTAACCATTCGCAGCGATTCCAAAGAATCGGTAGGCGCTCCAACGCGAAAAGGCAGTATCCGAGTCGATCAGATTACTACCTTTGTAGACATGCACGAGTATTACGGGGAATTCGGTGCCAAGACCATAATCACGCTACTTGAACCTGATGACCAAGTTGACCCCGAGCTTAACGGAGATGGAACTGTGTTTCGGTCCGTGCGGACTCTGCAAGTTGAAGACACGTACGAAGCCGTTAAGAAACTGATTCGCGGGAACGTTGACTAAGCCAGTGCGTGTAGTAATCCTGCCGGCCTTGTCAAATGCACTTTCCTCATGATGCCGCTTGGTTAGAGACTTGGCACTATCACTATCACTGTTTCAAGTAACCGGGAATATTCTTAGCGCAGTCATCCAGCGCTTCATCGCTGCCTGACGTTACGCCAAAGCGATATTTGCAGTAGTCAACAAGCGATTTTCTATCCACGGTGGAAAGGTCAGCGATGGCAGGACTATCGCCCTCATTAGCAAAAGGATCGACAAACTCCAATTGAAAGGTAGGAAATTTCTTGATGAAAAATGAGGTTTGCTGTTCGTCATCCAGATACGAGCGCACGTATCCTGTGAACAGCCAAGCAATCAGCAGTACGAAGACCAAAGTCGCTACGTAAATGATTTTTCTATTGAATGGTTTTTGCATTGAATTTGGTTGTTCCGTTATGGCGCTGCAAGTCCGCTGGCAGCACGAGCTTTTTTCACAAAAGATAGACCTACGTTACCGGGGCAAATCTTCCCTTCCCGAGTCTGCCCAGGGAATTCTCTATGCCCACCCAGGGTAGTAATGGCGAAGAATTCGCGCAATATGGCGATGAATTTTGTAGCTGATTCGCTTTGTGCTGTCGGTACTGCAGGCTGTTCATTTGCACCCATTGCACTAAAAAATTTTCTCACGGCAGATACGGTATCGCCGCCTTCTTCCGGTTCGGCCAAATTTTCCAGCAGGACGATGCCAATAACGCCGGTATTGTAGTTATGCACATGCTCTCCCTTGAACCGGATATCTCGGCCCTCAAAGACGTTTCCGAAACAATCAAGGGCATAGTGATAACCAATATCGTCCGCTGAGATACGTTGCATTTGTTCGCCTTGGATTTCCTGCAACTGTAGTGCGGCAGGCCCGCAGGAGAAGCTACGTCCGGCATGATGGATGGCGATCTTGGTGTAATTCCAGTCGTCCTTCATTTTTTCTGAGCGGTTCTTATGCGCGGCCCAGCTGGATCGCTCTACGAACTCCATGCCTTGCTGTCGAACACGAGTAATGATTGCTTCCCGGGTAGCTGCTCTGTCATTGACAGTAACCAGCTTGAACGGCTTGCATATGTAGTCTGACTCTGTAAAAGCAGTTGCCCACTGCGTCGGCGTGTAATGCGCGTCTGTTCCCATCTCAAGCCTCTCCGTGCTTCAATGCGCCTGTTGGCGCTTGGAATATCAAATGTAATTGAATCGCCTCTCCAGGCGCTGCATCAACATTGGCGTATCCATCACCATCAGTCACGCCGCTCTGCTGAGCGCCGCCAACTTTGGCAAGATATGCACGGTTCGCCAATGGCTTCCCAGTTTCGCTATCTTGGAATAGGAAACGCTTGCCTTGCTTTTCTTGGGTATCTTGAGTACCGCCAGAAGAGGCAGCTGCTGTAGCCGCTGCAACGGCAGCAGACGCTGCACCGGCCCCTGTAGGAGGTGATACGGGCCCTGATGACTCTATGCCGTCATCGTAGGTCATTGTTTGATGGAGACTCGCTACGAGCTTCGGATGGACAGGACAGCCGCAAATGACGATATCGTCTTCCAGTGCGACCTCGCCCATAAATTGCATCCGGCGCGGTCCTCCGGCCTTAGCAATGACTCCCTCGCTCTTACAGGCAAGACATTGCACCGGCCCACCGATTAGCGCCGCCTTGTGTCCGGCGTCGCCAAGAGAGAAAGTTGAATTTGCATTCGGCAGGATCACACCGTTTGTAGTTGTCTTGTCGCCTACAACGACAATCTTCCGCATTGCCATAGCCAGTCCCTAAAATTGCTTCGAGGCTATCTTTACAGAAGATTAATTATATTGCAAGTAATTTCAACTGTTGCGAGTAAGGTACGCAGGGCTAGAACCGGCATTATGAGTCGGCGCGCGCAGTCATCCCCCCGCCACGCCTGCCCGCTAAATTGGTCGCTTTCGACTCAAATTTCCAGAGGTGACGCACATAGGAGAAACCTGCCGGCGAAGGGCACAAATACGTCGCAAAAAAGTGACGCAAAACGACGCAGGCGGAGGCGTAAAAACGAGGGACGGACGGAAGCAAAGAAAAGCCGATTTCAGGTTTGACCGCGGGGGAAAGGTAACCTTGGTAACCTGTCGGTTTTTCCCTTTGTAAGTGCCTGATTTATATAGAATTAGGTAGTTACCTTTGAAAGGTAATCTTTGGTAACCCAAAAGGTAACTTGCATCTAAATTATTGATATATATAACTATTATTTTTTAGCTATATTACCTTCTACTATGGTAACCATGTTACCCCTAGGTTACCCCGAAGTTACCTTTTATCGAAACCGACAAAGCCTTATGCGACAATGCTTTGCGGCCGATTTTCAAAAAAGGTTACTAATGTTACCGTTTTCCCGAGGCGTACCTTATTTTCGGCACTTGCTTGTCTGGGGGGAGAGAAACAGCCACTTCAGCGCCACACTTTCCGCGCTGGCCAGCAGACTGCGGCAAATTATTATGATTACGCCAGAATTACGCCAATATCCCCTGCAAGGCGCATGAAATAAGGGCTGTCTGGTCCCGCCAACAGGAATCGGACCTGTATCTAGCGCTTAGGAGGCACTCGTTCTATCCATTGAACTATGGCGAGATTGGATATATTTCCATTGATATTTTAGCTATTCCTCCTATGAGGCACTCATTCGATATAATCGTGTATCAGACTGTCAGTGATACAAAGTGATATAGAGAGTGATACATGGCAAGCATAGTAAAAATCGGCGTTTCTTGGCGTGCGCTTATACGTCGTAAAGGCCATAAAGGATTGTGCAAGACATTCCAGACCAAAGCCCAGGCCGAAGCATGGGCACGACAACGCGAAGCCGAGATCGACCGCGGCGAAATTGTAGCAGAGCCGGGGGTACTTCGTGTTAATGAAGTGATACAAGCGTATCGCGAGCTCCGAGATCAGTCCCGCCCTATTGCCGATACCGCCAACGAACATTACATGCTTCGACGCCTGTCTGATGGACTGGGGGACAAGCGCGCAGGAGCGCTTTCGACTCAGGATCTCGTTTCATATTGCCAAATGAGGAAGGAAGAAGGTGCCGGTCCGTACACCATCAATATGGAATTAAGCAAACTTGGGACTGTAATGCGCTATACCGGGTCGTTCCTCAAAATAGCGCTTCCCGACGTCACGGGCCAGGCCCGCCCCCTTTTGAATCACCTAGGGCTCATTGGCGGGGGCGGCAAGCGGGAACGCCGACCAACAGAGGATGAAATAGCCGGTCTGCTAAATCAACTTAAACAGCCATATAGCGATCTGGTCAGATTTGCGATCGCTACTGCGATGCGGCGAGGTGAAATTGTCAAGTTGTGCTGGACAGATTTAGACTCAGAAAAAAAATTGGTCCTGGTGCGTGATCGGAAAGATCCACGAAAGAAGCAAGGGAACGATCAGTGGGTACCGCTGCTCGGTGACGCATGGGACATTGTGCAACGGCAGTCCCAGGATAACGATCGCATATTTCCTGTACATGAACAGACCGTATCAAAATACTTCAAAGAAGCTTGCGACGAGCTCGGCATTCCAGATCTACACTTCCATGACCTGCGGCATGAAGGTACATCACGGCTATTTGAAGAAGGTTACGAAATACAGCAGGTGTCGCTGGTAACTGGTCATAAAGATTGGCGTCATTTACGACGGTATACCAATCTAAAGCCCGAGGATCTCCATCGGGAAAAGAAGACAGCTGAATAGTCAGCCTCCTCCAGGAGATCTTACATCGAACAAAAGCGACGCAGAAGATAACCTCGTGCCAATTTGCCAGTATGATCATTAAATATCTGGTTGTGTTTCACTCGTTTGCTTGAGAGCAGTAAGAGCACTCCGTAAATCCTATGAGACAAATTACGTCGACTAGATGACTGAAGACATAAATTCTTACCCACTGCCAACCCACTCCATTCCTGGGTTGCGATTCTCCGACCACCTAGCGGATATTGTGAACGTACAAGAACTTCTAGAATCTCGCGGAATTGATACCCGTAACACGAGAATTGAGCGCTACATAAAATACCTTGAGCACGTCGAATCCGCGAATTCTGTCAGTGCTGTCAAGATATTCAAAAATATATCCGATGCACGCTTTGAACGTGAAATTGATTGGGAGATGTACGTCCTACGAGAAATACACGAACTTATGTGGATTCTTAAGGGCCTCAAAGCACATATCCCAGCGGGTATTGACAATAAGCTTCGAATGATTGTCAGTGGAAGCGATTTTGCTGCAATGGACACCGACACAGTGTCACGTAACACCCAGTTCGAGCTTCGAATAGCTAGCTACTTCTGCCAGATGGGATGTGAGGTAGACCTTTCGACTGATACCGACGTTGTTGCAGTCTCCCCTGAACACATATTCTATTTAGAGTGCAAGAGAATTGCAGGCTCTAACGCTTTGGAACAAAATCTAAAAAAGGCGAAGAAACAACTAATGGCACGGATGCCAAGCCAGCATGGTAAGAAAGCAGCGTATGGAATAATTGCTGCAGACGTTACTAAGGCGGCGTTTCCTCATAATGGGCTTACAATCGGGCAGACTAGTGATCATGCTAGAGATGTAGTCCAAAAAAAATTGATTGAAATCGCCAAGCCCACGATAACAACCCCAATTCTTACCGATTGTCGCAATGTGCTTCTGTGTTGGCTGCAAATCCACATTCCATCTCTAGTGATACATCCCCTAACGACAACGACACGCTTCTCAAGCTATGGGGTCATAAATCCATACTTAGGTCGCAAATCACAAAAAGCGCTAGCTGATTTTCAGGCGATTGCTGCGGTCGGCGACCGTCCCGATGCTAGGGAAATTCCATCTCAAAAACTTGTTCCGAGAACGTCAATTGCCCTACCCGCTGGTACTACTTTCAGTCTTGACGAAAATCTACTGAAGGTTTTTTTCGAAGGCGGAAACAACTATGGAAAAACGGCGGACGAGGTAATTGCCCACCTCTTTTTTGACGACACCGACCACAAGTTTACGTTCTTCGAATTCGAACTACTTGCCGCAAAGATCCCTTTTGAAAAACGTAAAAAGCTTGCAGAAAATCCAAATACAACGCGAGCAGAACTTGTCATCGAAATGTATATTCAAAAATATCCATATGAGCACCATTGAAACGATGTAAAGAGCACATGCTAGTCCAAACATCCCGTCATTTGCCTTCTTTTTCCAATCGTTCATCCCGCTAATGTCCGACACTCGTCAAGATGTTCAGCAACGTCTCGATAATCGGCCCACCGCTTTCCACCGTCTATATAGGTTTTGACCGGACACGTTCCTGCACTCAACTGATTATAAAGAGCTCCTTTTGTTATACCCAACAGCCCGGCAAGTTGTTCAACATTGAGCCGCAAGCCGAACCGCTCAACGATGAATGCTTGAGTAATTAGACTCATACTTGGTTCCCCTGTTTATCGTTTTGAAATACCCAACACATCATTGATTTACTGCCGAGAGGGTTGTCCCGGGCGCGGATTTGGCTGTTGACCACGCGCACTTCCATGAACTTCCGCCGGCGGCTGGTGCGTAGCACCTTCTTGAGGTCACCGATCACCGGGATCTGCTGACGGCGCTCGGCGGCGATCTGCACAAAGTGGTTCAGGTTGACCGCGATCAGCTGCGGGTCGCGGGAATGGTTCAGGCGGTGCATGTCGTTGCTGTCCAGGTAGTCGAAGGCTTCCCAGAATTCCTGCACCAGGGTGTGATCGTCATTGATGACCTGCTGGCGTTCGCCGGCCATGGTGATGATCTGTTCACGCATGGCTTTCTGCTGCTCAGGCGTCAGCTTGATGACCAGGCCCAGGGCGTCTGTCAGCGCAAGCATCTGCGCATGGGTTTCCACCAGGCGCGGCATCTTGATTTCCGGCCGCATGCGCAGCTCTTTCAGATAGATCGCCGTGCGCTCAGCCACGGTTTCCATGATCTTCTTCTCGCGCTTGGTCGCGGCCAGGATAAAGCCGGATACTTTCTCGGCCGGCATGAACTTCAGGGCGTCAGCGGCCTCGCCGGAATCCGGCGTCTGCGTCGTCAAGTCGAAGTACAGGTGGACGATCCGTGACAGAATCGCCTCGGAGGCGTTGACCGGGTTATTCTGCGAAATCACGATGGCGCCACGGAATGGCGGCTCATAGGTTTCATTGCCGCCGGTATTCATGCCCCGTGCACGGGTTGAGCGGCCGTTGTAGGCAGTTTTCAGCTCATCCCAATCGAATGACTTCACGTGGCTCTTGTCGCCGTCCATACGCTCCCGGTCGGACTCGATCAGTACCACCGGCAAGCCGGATACCTGGGAGAAATTACGGGCGCGGGCCGCCAGGCTGGATTTACTCGGATCGAAACCCTCGTAGCCGGCGCGGCCGAACAACTTCCACAGAAACTCGATCAACGTGGACTTGCCGGCGCCGGCCTTGCCGACCACCTCCAGGAACGGATAGGAGCTTTGTGCAGCCCGGATCTGCTCTGCGAACAGGGATCCGAACCAGAATGTCAGAGCGACCATGCCCTTCGGGCCAAAGGCTTTCCACAGCAGATTGACCCACTCGGTAGTGTAGCCGTCCGGATCCCGGTTGATGGTTAGCGACACCGACCGGTTCAGCGATTTCACGGCAAGTTGCCCCAGGTCGTAAAAATCCTCGCCGTTGACATCATGCAGCGTCCCGTCCTTGATGGCGACGTTGTCCAGGACATAGCAGCCGTATTCCTTGCTGTAACCGATAAAGTCGATGGTTTCGACCCGTTTGATATGGAACAGGTCGCGCTCCATGATGCGGTCCAGCATGGCGCTGGTGCCACTGAACATTGCACCAGGAGCGATACCCAGCAGGCGCTTCTTGAATTCGGCCGAACTGGAGATCTGCGAGCTGGTGAAGGTGTTCTTGATCGAGGCGCCGTCATGCGGAAAATCCACCCGGAAGTAATACCAGGCTTCGTCCGTCATGTCGTTTTTCTGGTAGTACAGCGCCACCGGGTTGCAGTTGGCAATCGGGCGTATCGTATGGGAGGCATTGAGCGCCTTTTCCCGCTTGCCGGCTTCCGACAGGATGGAAGTCGAGCCGTCGCTGTCGAGCTGGTCCATTTCCTTGTTATAGGCGACCAGGTCAAGATTGAACCAGTACAGCCGGTTACGGAAAGCGAAGTCGAATTCGGTCTTGCCTTCCTTGCCGTAGATCAGCAGCGCCTTGTCGCTGGCCCGCTCGGCGATCAGGATGGAGCCGTGATAGCGGTAGTTCTCGATATCGGCCTCGGTCAGCTTGTCGCGCTGGTGCAGATCGTTCCAGTCCAGTTTGAGCTTACCGTTCTGCGGGATCTGCGCGGCGGCGCACTCCCAGCCGGCCGCCCTGGCCCGCTCGATGTGCTTGTGCGTAAAGCTGCGGCCGGCGTGATCGCCATCCAGCGCCCACACCAGGCGGCAATCCTGATTGCCACGGGCGTCGCGCAGATCCTGCAGCGACTGCAGCGGGTAATTGTTGCAGCTCATGATCGATACGGCCGCGATGCCGTGATGCTCCAGGGCGATGGCATCAAAAATGCCTTCCACGATCCAGATCTCCTCGACCGCCTGCAGGCTGTGTGCCGGATGCGACCAGAATTTGCCTTGATAGTGCGATCCGAAGCTAAACCGCGCCTTCTTCTTGCCGAAGCGGTGCGGCTTGTCGATCAGGCGCTCCCAATAGCCGTCAGCGACCGCAAAACGCACCGTGGCGCTACCGATATTGAGATCCTTGTCGAAATAGCTTTCCTGCTTGTACAACCCCTGTACGCGGGATAGCGTAAAGCCGCGCCCGTGCTGCAGGTAGGCGTCGGCAGCGGCTTGCGGGTTGGTTGCTTCCGGCGTCTGGTAGCGCTTGCTCCAGTCATCGAACAGATCCGGGTACAGTTCCTTGACGTGGCCCTCGTATCCGCATTTGTTCAGGCGACCGCATCGCACCACCCACGGATTATTGGCGTGGGTATACAGTTCCTTTTTCTGGCACCCTGGGCAGGTGCCGCCGCGCAGATAGCCCTCTTTCTCTTGTTTGAAATTGAATTCGGACAGGCGGTTCAGGATGTCGGCGTGTAAAGATGGGTTCATCGTGTTATTCGTAATCAGCCGCGGCGCGGCGTTTAAGGTCAATCGGTTGGTGCTTGGTATCGGGTGCAGCGGCAAAGGTGCAGGTATAAAGCCGCTGGAACTCCCCTTCGCTCATGCTGCCCCGCGCCTCTTCGGCGGGATTCCACCACAGATGCGCCGGGATCCGGTCGCGCCAGCAATGCGCAATGGTGGTCAGCGTCGTCAGCATCAGCGGCGACACTTCATGCAGCGGGATGGTGATGCGCAAGGCGTGGTGGACGCGCTGCAGTTGCTCTAAACTGACATTCGACGCCGCCATCACCACTCCCCCGCCATGCCACCCATGGCCTGGATACATTCAGCACACACCAATGCGAAGAAAGTCGGGCAATTAGCGCGAAACCAGTCGTCTGTCAGCTTGGCAATCAACTCTCGCCGGACGATGAATTTGATAACGAATGGCATGGTTCAGTCCTTTACCCAGGAGAGCGCCACGGCCAGCGATGGAGCGGCCAGGACGAAGCCGCAAAGCAGGCCGGAGCTGAATATCTCCCAGACCTTCTTGATGGCGGCATAGCGCCGCAGTCGCTGCATGCGCGTCAAGCGCTGGCATGGCAAGCGCGGGAATGAATACACCATCTGTTTAGCGACGTAGGGTTTCATGTGTTTTCCTTATTTCAGAATGAGCGAATCCGGCACGCCTGGTTACAGGCATGACAAAAGACAACAGGGAGAAAGCGACTTAGGCCAGGATTACGGCGGCGCCAGGATGCGGCGGTGGGTCATCGGCATGTCTCAGGCAGGCGATAAATTCAGGCTCATCTGCTGCAGAGCCGACCAGTTGATATGCTGGGATAGAGGAACCTTGATCTCGGGCTTGACGAAGGAAGAGAGAGACAAGGTTCTTGCGACTTCCAGCCTGGCGACAAAGGCGTAACCGCATTCCGAGTTCTGGCACATATAGGTGATCTCCTTCATCAAAGTTGACAGCACACGGCTTTTAACGGCGCGTGGTGTAGTAGAACAATAGGGACAGCACAGTCCAATATTTCTCATTTCGACAATCTCTTTACCTGATACATCAATCGGCCCCTGACGCCGGTTTAAAACAACTGCAAACAACGGTAGTGCGATTAGATACGGCGGGAGCACTCGCCCTGGCCCTGTCGGGCGCACTCGCAATGCATGCCGACCTCGCCTAAAGTAGAGACAGCGTCGAGATATTTGCAAGTGACCATGACAAAGCCCACTGCGGCCACCAGCAGGTCGATCTTGTCGATGACAATGCCCTGCCCGCCATTGAGAAAGCGGCTGACCTGGGAATCATCCCAGCCGACCTTGTGCTGTACGTCCTGGCGGCCGGGGCCAGTCAGCGCACTGCGCAAGGCTTGTTCAATTTGCATTGGACGCTTCATCATTGCCCCGCAATCAGAACTGTGTGCTGATGGGAAGCAACAAACGTAGACTGTAATTGGTCCATGGCGATGTCCTTGCTGGTTAAGATTTTGTTTTGGAGAGATTGCGCTTGTGCTGCTTCACACCAAGCATGATCATGCGACGGAGAAATGCGGCACGGGATTCCGCCCCTTCATAGGCACACTCCTCCACAATGGCCTGCTCCTCTGGAGCCAAACGGACGGCAATGGCATCAGCAAGAACATACTTAGGAGCGCGTCGAATTACGCCTGGTTTTTTCATAATGGTATGATTTGTAGTCGTTACGAATGACGCAATTTTAGTATGCACTCGCATACATGTAAACATTAAATGAAAATAAATGAATGCATTTGGTATTAGGCTACGGGAAGAAAGAAAGAGATTGGAGCTCAGCCAGGACGCAATGGCGTTGGCTGGTGGGGTTCAACGTCTATCGCAAATTAATTACGAAGCTGGGAAGAGAAGCCCGGATTGGGACTATCTGGCTCTTATTGCGGCTGCAGGGGTGGATGTGCAGTACGTGCTGACTGGCCAGGTGTCCTCTGCTGAACTTGCAGCAGATGAAGATGAGTTGCTACGTGGTTATCGCTGCCTCGATATTCGTGGCAAGGTTAGTGTTCTCGGAATGATTGACGGTCTTGGAACGGATCCATCAGCCGCTGTGCGCGAGAAACAAGCACAGTTGGTCAACACTACTGCAGCTGCCGGAAAAATCACGGGGAAAAGAGCACAAGTCATTCAAGGCAACAATATGACGGGTAAAACCACTATCCAATTGGGACGTAAAAAAAAGGACGCTCCTTAAAGTCAGGCACAGTCTGCTCCGCCTGACCTTCTCATTCAGCGTTTCATTTGATCAGCGCAAGAAATCGTTTTGCAGGGGAAATGCTAACAAAACGACAAGAGGCGAGATCATACAGATTGCCCCTCAGAAAGTCATTCCCCCTCGCGGTTTTCCGCGATTATTTCCCGCCGTTCCTGAATCTTTACCCACTCAAGTTTTGCTGAGCGCACAGCCGATTGCTTACTTGTATAAATATGCGGTAGTGTTTTTGGATGGCTTCGAGATCCTGCAAGCTGTTCCCCTTGCTTCTTGCTGACCTTGTCGCGCCATTTGGCGACTACGCCAGTGATGCCAGGATCTGGATCGGCTTGATCCTCCCGTTCGACTTCAGCTTCCTCCGTGCGAGTCTCCAGCTCGATGCTGGTGGTCAAGCCGGCGTCGCTAAGACTGTGTCTGACCTTGGCCGTTAGCCAGTCCTGATTGTCAATATCGGTTTTGAACCCCACGACTTCCACAGGCGATTGCGGTATCAGCGCCGGATCGCCAATTGCAAGCGACAATTCCAGGGTGGCGGCGCCGCGCTGGATCCGCTGCCATTCGGCGACGGCCGCCGTGCGGGCGTCGGCCTCGTTGGCATAGGTCGTGCGCAGCCGCTTGCTGTTACCTGGTGCGCCGGCCACGACACTGCGGCGCAGGCCGTGCCGATCATCGTGCCAGAACACGCGCACGCCGCTGTAGCTGTCGCGCTCCGCGCTATGGTAGCGGTGCCGATCGCCCAGGTTGCGCGTGATCTGGATTACCGGCAAGTCGCGGCCCGACGCCGTCTTGCTGCGGCCAGCCGGCATGAATAGCAGTGTGTCATTTTTGACCGTCGCGGCTGCGTCGTACTTCTTACCCAGCCGGCGCAGGAATGCCGCGTCGCTCTCCCTGGTCTGGTCCAGATGTGCAATCTTCACACCTCGCAGCGCCTCAGCAATACCGGCTTTCAGCTCCTGCTGGAACGCGATCACCTCAATCACTGCGCCCAAGGTCGTGTCGTGGAAGCTGCGCTCGACCGGCTGGCGGAAAGTATCGATCAAGCTGGCCGTCCTGGCGCGCAAGGTCAGCACGTCCGGCGTGCCGCTATGCTCGATCTCATCGACGGTAAAGACGCCCTTGTCGACCAGGCCGGACGCTTGCCAGCCTATCTGTACGTTGATTCTGGCGCCCTTGGACGGCAGCGCAAGCTGGCCGTCCGTATCCGACAGGGTGATATTCAGCTCATCGGCGCTGTCGCTACGGCATTCGGTCAGGTCGAGACTGACCAGGCGCGGCGCGAACTTGGCGGTAATATCCAAGCCATCCAGCGTGATCTTAAAAGCAGGGATCGGGTAGTCCATCAGAACAGGCTCCCCACACTACCCGCGACATTGTTAAACGTCGATACGCCGGTATTGATGGCATTGCTGGCGGTGTTGCTGATGCCCTCCAGGCTCAGCATATTCTTGATGCTGCCCAAGTCGCCCAGGGTATTGAGCAGGCCCAGCACCGACTCGTCAGTGCGCTCCAGGGTGATCGAGAATTCAATCTTGCCGGCGTCGCCATCCTGCGCCAGCACCGTGCGGCCCTCGGTCATGCCGGTGATGACGTAGGATCCCAGAATCCGCCCGGTGCCGGCAATGAGGATCCACGATTTACCCGTGTCCCCCATCAGGCGCAAGGCATCGAGCGAATAGACGCTGCCAGTCAGCTCCGGCGCAATCCAGCCGGACAACGTGATCGTGTCGTCGCCCTTGCCGGTGAACTGGCGAGCATTGCGGGCGCCGACCCGGGAGGTGCTCGGGTGCTTCCAGTCGGTTTTGCGCTGCAGCTCCTGGTAGGCCAGAGTCGGCAGGCTGAAGACAAACATGCCCAGGGCCATCATCATCGTATTATTCCCTTCAGTTATCGTAATCGGACAGGCTGGAGCGACGCCGCGCCGCCTTCTGTCTGTCTCGCTGCTCCATCGCCAGCATCACGGCGCGGGCAATAGCCTGCTCATCCATACCTGGCGCAGCGGTAATGGAGATCGTGATCGTGTCGCCCTGAATCACCGTGCCGGCGCCGGCGGCACGCGGCGCCATGGGCGGGCGTGTATCGAAGGACAGCGCCGGCATGGCTGTCGCGCCGATGGCGATGCCGGCGCCGAGCTGGGTCAACCGTTTGGCAAGGCCGCCGACCTGGTCAAGCGGACTGTCCTGGCTGCGCTGTAACCCGAACGCCAGCCCTTGCATGGTGAAATCGCCCAGCTCAGCGAATACCCGGCTAGGGCTATGGATGCCCAGCTTTTCCTTGAACCAGCCGACAACGCTGTCGCTGGCGCCAGATATTGCCGATTTGACGAACCCCAGCGCGCCGGTGATCCCATTGGCCAGCCCCTGCATGATGTTCAGACCGAAATCGCTAAACTTGGCCGGCAGCTCGATGCCAAACCAGCTCAACACGCCGGCGAACACCTGGTAGAACAAGCCGAGCGGGGACCAGTTCAACAACAGGGTATTGACGCCGCCGATACCGCCGGCGAACGCCTGCTGCACGTCCGCCCACAAGCCGCCGGCGAATCCTTTGATAGCTTCCCAGGAACGGTTAAAAACGTTGCCCACGCCATCCCATAGGGTCGTAAAAAATCCCTTGATCGGTTCCCAATACTGATAAATCAGGTAAGCAGCCAAGGCAATAGCGGTCACTGCCAGCCCTATCGGATTCATGAGAAAGGCCCGACCGACGAACAGGAGCATGCGGCCCAGCCAGAGGAAGGCCGATCCGATGCCGCGCAGGATCGGTGTCAGCACACCGCCGGCAATGCCCATCTTGGCGAACAGCACGTGCAACATCGCATAGGGACCGATCAAGGCAGCCAGGCCCAGCATCAGCGGTCCCAGCACCACCAGGATGGCGGCCAGTGTGCCGAAGCCCACAATCATCGCCTTGGCCGTGGCCGGGTTGTGCTCCATAAAACCGTTCAATCCCTCCAGCGCTTTGATCAAGATCTCGATAGCACTGGAATACAACGGCAGGATCTTCTCGCCCATTGCCAGCTTCAGGTTGGCCAGCTTTGCGGTGGCGTCGTTTTCTTGACCTGTAACGTTGTTACCCGCTTCGTTGTAAAGTTTCTCGACATTGAATGCATTTGGCGCGGCGCCCATGTGCTTCTTGATGTTTTCGCGCTCCAGGTACATCGAAGCGAACAAGTCGCCGCCCTTACGCGATGAAAATAATTCCCCGATGCGACTCACTATTTCGCTATCGGTGTGTTTTCCCTCTGCCTGAATTTTTGGAACAATGTCTTCCAACAAAAATGCGAATGGATCCGTCTTGTATTTCTCCGCTTGCTTCATGGCATTGGGCATGATTTTTTTGACGTGGCCTGCCTTCCCGTATAGGACCGATTCTTTTTTCATGATCCCCAGGCCGACCAGTTCTTCGGCCGATTGCTGCGTCGTCCGGCCTTGCGCCCAGTTGGTATAGGCGCTCATTAACCCAGTACCAGAGCGAAATCCACCAGTTTCCTGTATCGAATGCAGTAAGCCAAAGTAGAAACTCTTGTCATTTAGCTGTTTTGCTGCAATGCCACCTGTTTTAATCGTATTGAGCAATTCCTCCGGTTTGACCAATCCACCAGAGGCAACGTAAGTCTGCGTCGCCATATTGACGGCATTTTTAAAGGACTCCATGTCCTTCAAGGATCCGCGCAGTTCGGCCGTTTTGATCAAATCGATGAACATGTTTTCGGCCATCTCTCCGTGTCCGCCACCATGCCCGCCCTTCATCATCACGGATTCAATGCCGAATTTCATTTTTGCCAGCAACGGGGTGATCTCTTCTGCATGATGCATATCGCGAGTAATGGAATAGGCCTCCTTGAGCATTTTCAAATTGTCTTGTTCGCTGCTTCCCTTGATATTCATTTTTTTAGAAAAGCCGATAGCCTCTCTTAATTTTGCATCGCCAATGCCAAGACTGCGGAATTGCGATACCTCTTGCTGATACTGTTTCGCCTCCTGCAGGCCAGCCACCAGCGGCACACCGACAGCGCCGCCGGCGACAGTCGCACCGACTCCGGCAGTGGCGAGATTTCCGGCAGCCGTGCGCATCTTGCCGGCATACTGACCCGCTGCAGCGACTTTCTGCTGATGGCCGGCAATCGCCGCTAGCCGCTTCTGCTGTTCAGCCAGCTGGACATTAGCGGCCGCAATGTCGCTCCGTAGGCTGCGCTCATGTTTCGATAGCCGGTCGGTGCCGATACCGGCGCCGGACAGGCGGTCACGCAGTACCTGTAACTGTTCGCTCTGCTGCTGGCCGGCACGCTTGAGCGCACCGGCAGATTTCACTGCGGCGTTAAATTCCCGCGTCATGGCGCGCGTGGGCTGCTCCGTCTCTCGCATCTTCTGCGCCAGGCCGCCGACGTGCTGCTGCAGCTCGCGCAATTTGCCCGAACTGGCTTGCACGCCGGCGCTCAATTCGCGGAAACGCCCAACATCCCTCTGCTGGGCGTTCAATTCCTTCAATCGGTCACTATTGGCCTTGATGGCGCGGCCCAAAGCGTTGGATTCGCCCATGATCTTCTTTAGCGGCGCGGTCAGCTTGTCCAGCGCCGCAAAGACCACCTGTAACCGTAGTTGCTTGTCATTCATCCTATTGGCTCTCTATTCTTCCGCACCACTGCGCAACCTGGCGCGTTCACGCCAGGCCATCAAGTCCGTAATATCCAGTTCATTCATGGCCTGCGGCGGCCAGTGAAACACCGTCGCAATATCGGCCATGGCATCTTCTACGAATTCGGGTAGACCACCGGACGATCTGCTTTCTTCAGCAAAAAAACGGCCACCTCGGAGCCCAGCGCCATCAGGTCCGCGAGATCCAGCTTCGCCACGTCATGCGGCGCCAAGGTCGGCAGAGTGATACGCGGCAGGACGCGCTGCAGGGAAACGACATCCAGATTACCCAGATCCATCAGCGAGACGCCGCGTAGCTCACCTGCTACGGGCTTGCGGATCTGGACGCTGGTGATCAAGGTGTCGCCACGAGTCAGCGGCTCTTCCAGGGTGACGGTTTTATACACGCCGGAAGCGGCGATGTCGGAGGCGATATTTTCTTGTACGTTCGTGGTAGAGTTTTTCATAGAATCTTTTAAATAAAGGTTTTACAGGTGGGAAAAGGAAATTGGTTGGTGTGGATCTTGATCTTCATTGTGATACTGATGATGAGCTCGATCTTTACAATAGTTGCTTTTTTGGTTTGGGAAAATTAAAGTCCGATGGCCCGACGAATATTGGCGTTGCGATCCTCGCCGCCGATTTTTTCGACGCCGTTGATGAAGTCGAATTCGTAAATGGTCCGGTTATCGATGGTCAGCTTGTAGTAGCTGCAGGCGGTCGTATATTTCTGCTTGGTGTCTTCGGCGGCCTTGGCGTTGCCCATGTCGATTTCTTTGTGGCGGCCACGCACGACAATTTCCACGGCAGACACGGTGCCGCTGTCGTCATCCTCATACGCACCAGCGAAGCGCAGCTGAGTGGCGTTGTGGCTGCGGGCGCCGTACTGCAGCAGGGCTTCCAGGATGATGCCGCCGGCGGTCCATTCCAGCGTGATGGCTTCGTTACCGAAATCCACCGATATCGGGCCGGTCATGCCGCCGGCGCGGTACTCTTCCATCTTGCGGGAGAGTTTTGGCAAGGTGATTTCCTCCACCTCACCGTGATAGGAATTGCCGTTGTCGAACAAGTTAAAAGCCTTGAGTTTCTTTGGCATACCCATGGTGTGATGCTCCCTTTCTGTAATTGGTTAAGCGTTGACTGCGGCGGCGAAGTCGGCCAGGTAGCGGTCAGTGATGCGCTGCTGGAACATCAGGTTTTCCAGCGGCGGCACGGGCGTATAGTCGTAATCGATCGTCAGCCGGCCATCCTTCAAATTTTCCTTGCTATTGAACTGTTCATCGCACCAGGCGCTGCCGCCGATCAGATAGCCTTGCTTGATCAGATCGCGGAATTTCGCGTTGATGCTCTCGACCAGGTCTTTCGCCAGGGACGGATGCAAGGGCTTGTCGGCATAGGTCATATGCGCTTCTGCAATGGTGTCGGCCAGCACCTGGGCGGTGCGGGTGTAGTTCTCAAAATAGAAGAATTCCGGCGTTTCGCAAGTGCGCGAACCCCAGAAGCGGAAGCCGCCGCTGTTGATCAGGGTGGTGACTTCCTTGCTATTCAGGAAGCCGGCATCGGTGGCAGGATCTTGCAGATCCCAGAACACATCCGCCGAAATGCCGGTCGGGCCGTTGACGACCATGTTCGACAGCGTTTTGTGCCAGCCGATCTCTTCGTCCAGTTTGGCGCGCAGGCCCAGGGCATAGGCTACTGCCGAGATATTCGCGTCCGCATTGGTGGCGGTATCCCAGCTCACGAAATCGGGCCAGATCAGCATCAGCTCGCGCTGGCCGAAGTCTTTCCGATACAGCACGGCGTCTTCCTTAGTCAAACAGCCATGCGCTGCCGCATAGGTAAAACCGCGCAGCTTCTGGGCGACGGCTACCAGGGCATTGGTCACGGCCTTGGTGTCCAGACCTGGTGCTCCCAGGATGCGCGGTTTTACCCCAAGCTTGCTCTGGGCCGCCAGCAGCGCCTTGACGCCGGTGTATTTGCCGGCCGCGGTTGTGGTGCCGATCACATTAGAGGTGGTTTCGGCTTCATCCTTACCTTCGGCCACGCGCACCACCACCGTGAAAGGCTTTGTCTGCAGGCCGATGGCGTCCAGGGCGCGGCGCAGCGTCCCCTTGGTGCCGGCCTTACCTAAGGCGGCAAGAACGTTGGTCAGCAGGACTGGCGTGTCGAGCGGGAAAACGGCCGGGTCGGCATCTTCGGCAGTGGCGACCAGGCCGACAACGGCGGTGCTGATGGTGCGGATTGGACGGGTGCCGTCGTTCTTTTCGATGACGCGCACGCCATGGTGGTAATCAGTAGGCATATCTTCTCCTGTGAATGAGGTAAATAATTAAACGGTGGCTGGGTCCGGTGTAACCGGCCAGGTAATGACGTGCGGATAGCCGGCCTGGTCCGGGATGCGGTTCAAGGCAACACGGTATTTCTTCCAGGCCAGCAGCAAGCCGATATCGGCGTCGCTGGCGTCGTCCACGTCGACGCGGTCCTGATACTTGGTCACTTCGCTATTGGCGCGGCGCAGTTCGCCGGACATGCGTTCTTGCGCCACGGTCAGGAACTCGTCGTCGCTCGGAAAGTAGTCTGGTACGCCGTCTGCTGCGCGGGCTTCGCATTCCGCATGGATGGCGCGGCCATGCGCTTCCACATCGTCCGGACAGGCCAGGTAGGCAAGATAGTCGTCACGATGAAGAAATTTCACTGCGCACTGATAGCCCGCCGCCACCCGAACAATGTCCTTGATGTCGGAATAAGCGAACGGGTCGACCGGCTTTGGCGGCTCCGCAGGCTGCAATTCCGGGAACAGAAGAGGTCGCGCCGGTGGAAGCGGTGCTTGCTCTGCGATAGGCGGCAGCTCCTGGGCGATTTCGCCGGATTCCGCTGGAATGTCTGTTACTTGCTCAATTGCTTGTTTTGCTTTTACTTTTGCCATTACCCCACCCTTTGCCATAAAGCTGCTCGTGAACCGACACCACCGTCGCCGCCCGACCCGAAGTCGTAGGCATAGCCGCGCGGCTCCCAGGCACCGGCGACCTCGGGAGAGGTGTAGTTCTTGTTCAACATATAACTGCCGATGCTTTGGTTTTGCAGTCCTGCGCCGGATAGCTGGTTTGCAAACATCGCGGAGACGCAGGAGCCGACCGACATCGAGGTGCGGTTGTAGATAGAAAACTCGCTGTGACCGGCCTCGATACCCAGCACGTAATAGGGCTGGACGCCGGGATTTTCTGCGAAGCGCAACGGAAAACCGCTCCAGGTACGCGCATTGCCGACGCTGAGATTGCCGACGACCGACAGGCGCGCTGTGGTCGGCCCGTCGCTACCCCATACGTAAAGGGTCTGGCCGCCGGGGTCGGACCACTGCAATCGCATATAGCTGTTGCCGTTGCTGATGTTTTCGGCATTCTGCGAACGTGCGCTATCGGTGGCATATTTGACGCTGAATTCAGACGGGTTGTAGACGCATATATCGCCCGCGCTACTGCCACCCAACAACCACGGCGGCTGACCAGATTGCCCCACCCAGCGCATGCGCAAAGTCTGATTAGCAAATACAAAATAGCCTTGGTCGGTGACGTCGACGGTGGCCTTCAGGCCATCGCCGGCGGCCCAGCCAATTTTTACCCGGTTAGGGAGCTGACCGACGCCGGTGCCTTCCTGGACGGGCGTATAGCCAAGTTTGTTTTGCTTGGCCGCCGGGTCGAAATTACCGGCATGCCACAGCTTGTAGGAAACCGCGCCCATTGAGTAGCCGCCAACGGATAGGTCATTATTGGCGTCTAGTCCGAGGTGTGTTGCGTATGCACCTGGCTTGTGAAATGTCATGTAAGCATCATCGGACTTGCCGCTTGACGCCACCTCAATGCATGGCCGGCCGGGGCCGAGGCTGCCAATGGCGCCGGTGGACCCGGAGACTTGCAAGAGACCAGTAACACTGCCGCCGGCCAGCGGCAGATAATTTTTAAGCGCTGCTTCCAGATTCGCCTGAAATATCACGGCGCCTAGATCGAGATCATCGACCGTGACTTTCAGAACGTCGCCAACCCAGCCGATTTTGACGACATTAGATTTCTGCCCGATGCCGGTGCCTTGCTGGACTGGTGTAAAGGGAAGCTTGTCTTGCTTGGACGCAGGATCGAACGTCACGGAGTCCCACAACAGCTTCCAGTCACTGCCCTTAAATGGCTGCGTGGCGCCCAGGTAGCCGGATCGCTGCCAGGTACGGTGTCTAATCGATGCTTCCGTATAGACCTGGTGTACGAACTGGCCGCCGTTCTCGGTGGTCAGCGTGCCGTAGCCATCGGCGCCCATGGGCAGCCTGGTGGCGGCGATGACGCCCCGGTCATTAGCAACCGACACGTCGCGCACGCCAGTGTCCAGCAAGGTGTCGCAGTCGGTATCGCTGCTGGTATAGGCCGGCAGCTTGCGGAAATACAACACATTCCCGCGTTCTTGGGTCAGGTATTGCTGATGCGGATCGGCGGCGGCCAGGTGTTTGGCGATGGCTTGCGCCAAGGCCGGCGTCAGGCCGGCAGGCGTCACGGCGCGGGTGCCGTCCGTGCCGGCGACGGCCTCATCGCCGGTCGCCAGCTCGACCACACCCTGGCGCTCGGTAGTGGCCGGCGGGTTAGTAAAATTGGCGTCACCAAATGTCAGAGAGGTGGCCTTGATATCCGAAAAAACCACATCAGCGGCCAGCAGCATCATCGACTGCGTGGACTTTTGCAAGATCGGTTCGGGCTGGCTGTAGACACCCAGCAAGACGCCATTGCTGAGCCAATAGCCAATGCCGCGCACCGCATAGGTGTCGGCGCCATCGTCGCGGATGGTGACGTGGAGCGTATCGGGCGCCACGACTTCGCCGGAAATGGTTGACAAGCGCTTGATTTCACCCGGCAAGGCGGTCGTCTCTTTGCCCGCCGTGAAGACAGCGGCAGTGATACCGATCTCAGTAATCTTGAGCGGCGCCGTGCCGTTGTGTTCGGCATTGACCAGGGCGGCGCGGCCGGCGTTGGTGATGATGATTTGGAGTCCAGGCATTGGGTTAGGCTTCAGTCAGATTTAAACGGGCATAGATCACAGGGCGGGCAGTCGCTGCCACAGCTATCGCGGCTTGCGTCTCGATGCCCTGGGTAAACGTAAAGTGGCTACGGATCGATTTCGTGCGGTGGACCTCGGCGATCACATCATCGACAAATTCAGCCGTGGCCGACTGGCCGCCGGCGCCTGTGAGCGTCATCACCAGGTCAAACGTGTACGGCTCGCCCATCGGCGTCATTTGCCACCACTCGCGCAACAGGATGGCGCCGCCGAAAGCCGCGACCACATCCTTGACCGCCTTCGCCGTTCCCTTCTGGCGGTGGATCTTCATGGCGTTGCGCACGCGGGCGCGCCGTACCTCTTCCGTCCAGTAGGACTTCCAGCTATCGACCGACCAGTGCCAGGCTAACCAGGGCAGCAGATCGATATCGATGGTGTCCGGGTTGTGCAAGGTGCGCAGTGGGACCGGCACATCGGAGGTCCGGGCCGTGGCCGCTTCCAGCGCCCGCTCCAGCGGCGTGGATTTGGGCGGCAACAGGGATTTTATTTTTCTCTTGGTCATACCTTGCCCCAAATGCCGCCGTACTCGATCTGTATGTCATCGCAGTAGTAGGCCACCAACTTGGAAATCTCTGGATCTGTGGTCGGCGACACCAGGATGACGCGCTCGACGCCGGCAACGTGTACCGCCGCGTCGATGCCGGAATGGGTCGGCACGCGCCCCAGCTGGTGCGCTTCCTTCGCATACTTCTGCATGCGCTTGTTCGCCTCAATCAGCACAACGGTCGGATCAGGGCCTGAGAAGCTGTACAGTTTGGCGTGTACCTGGTAGCGGACAATTTGCGCGGCAACGACTGTGACGTAATCAGTCAAGGGCCGCACGCCATCGTCCGCCATACGGGTGGCGACGATATCCAGCAGTTCCTGCGAGGGCGTACCGTCGCCCTCATGCGACAAGATCGCCACGACCACGTGACCTGGCGTCGGGCTGGTGGCCGTCGCGTTGCGCACGCGACCATCGCTGCTTAAGGCGTGGAACACATACGCCCCTTCCGGGCCTGCGACGGACATGCCTTGCGGCGCCAACTGGATGCGCCGGCGGTAATCCTCATCGGCCTCCATGACGGCAGCAGTCCCCTTGTCGGGATCTGCCGGCCAGATCTGCAAGCGCGGGACGTCCATGTTCGCACCGATCTGGTCCAGGTCCGATTTCATCGCATACGCCAGCATCAGGGCGCGGGCGGCTTCGTTGATGCGCTGGCGCAATTTCAACTCACGATAGGCGTTGAGCTGGATCACCTTGATGGCGGGGTCGGATTCCGTGAGTTCGTCCAGATTGACGCCTTGTGCGCCCAGGTCGGCCAGGTTCTGAGCCAGGATCGTCTCAAAATCTAACGGCTCGATGACATTGGGTGCCGGCAGTTGCGACAAGTCGATAGCTGCGCTCATAGCGTCGCTCCCGAACCAACAGGCACGGCCAATTGCACACTCTGTTCATTGGTGACTCCGTCCAGAAGCAGCGTGGCTTGTCCATCAGCGCCGCGTTGCAATTGCACGCCGGTCAAGGCAATGCGGCGCTCCCAGTGCAGGACAGCGTAAGCGGTGGCGGCATAGATGCGTAGGACCGTGGCTCCGTTCAAGGGTTGGTCGATCAGCTCCGGTACTTCGGAACCATAGTTGCGGCGCATGACGCGGGAACCGATGGGCGTGGTAAGGATATCGGCCAGCGACTGGCGGATATGGGCGAGGCGGGACATGGCGCGACCTGTGCGGGCGTTCATCATTTCGGACCGCCTGACTCTTCTTCGCCTTTTTTGACACCACCGTGCGGGTGTTTTAGCAGGCTGATGCTGCCGGCAAATACGTCTACTGTGGCGCGTAAGATTCCCTGAATCACAGCCGCCGCGCCGCCTTCCTTGCCGGCCTGGACGTTCATGCCGGCATTCAAGGCTGACATGCCGTTGACAGTCAGATTCTGGTTGACGACCAGATTCTTTTGCACCAGCAGATTGCCGGTGCATTCCGTATCTTCGGCGTTCGACGTGACTTTACCGGGCGCGACGGTCACGCTGGTGCCGTCCGGTAGCGTTGCGCTCAGGGTGTGCGCCTGAAAATCGTATTGGACAACCGCACCATCGGGGTAATGCGTCGAATGCAAGGCTGGATTGTCGGAAGGCGCAGGGAACGCATCAGAATAGACCGCCTGCAGAATGACGCCGGCGGTCAGATCGCCGCCAGGCGACAACAGAACAACCTGCTCCCCGACCGATGGCGACCACCAGGTGCGGGCGTCGCCTGCACGATGCGTCACCCAGCGCAACCAGGTTGTTGTCAGCTTGGGACTCAGACGCACACGGGCGCGGCCACCCGCAACCTGAGCAACAGTACCCAAACGAATCAGGTTGTGCAGCAGTCGTGCGTTTTCGGAGTAATCGTGGAGGTCGGCAGTCATGCTGAGCATGTTGCCGTGTTGCGGATCGGCGCGCACCTGGCAGAGGGTTGATAAGCGGCTTATCAACTCTGTCGATGTTTCACGCACTACGGGCGCGTGAGAAAGTACGGTTTAAGACGCGGCGACGCGGTCAGTGCGACTAACACCGACCACGCCACCGTGCCAGCAGATGAGGCTGCCAGCAAGGCCAAGGCCGCGCTACCTGTACAGGTGGGCCGAAGGCTAGCATATTTATAGCGGTATACCTAGATGCACGATATTCGTTGCGGGAACTGTTCCCGCAAACTCGGAGAGGGTGAATACATCACCCTCTCCATCAAATGCCCGCGATGCGGCACGTTAAATCACCTGAGAGCCATGCGCCCCATATCAGCACGCCATCGAGCATCTGACATTGGAGCAACACATGGAAGCAAGCCCTATCATCCCCTGGCTGGGAGGCAAACGTCGCCTGGCTGACAAGCTCATCCCGCTATTCCCGCCGCATGACTGCTATGTAGAGGCATTCTGCGGCGGCGCCGCGCTCTATTTCCTGCGCCCGGTGCCGGCACACACCGAAGTCATCAACGATATCAACGGCGACCTGGTCAATCTTTATCGGGTGGTGCAGCATCACATGGAAGAATTCGTTCGGCAGTTCAAGTGGGCCATCACCAGCCGGCAGATTTTTAAGTGGCAGCAGGCCGTGCGGCCGGAAACGCTGACCGATATCCAGCGCGCCGCCCGCTTTTATTACCTGCAGCAGCATGCCTTCAGCGGAAAGGTAACCGGCCAGCATTTCGGTACGGCTACCACGGGGCCAGCCATCAACCTGTGCCGGATCGAAGAAAACCTGAGTGCGGCGCATCTTCGCCTGGCCGGAACCTACGTCGAAAACCTGCCCTGGCTCGACTGCATGAAACGCTATGACCGCTCCCATACGTTCATCTACGCTGATCCACCCTACTGGCAGACCGAAGGCTATGGCGTGGACTTCGGGATCGAGCAGTATGAGCAGATGGCCGCATTCATGCGCACCTGCAAGGGTAAGGTGATGGTCAGCATCAACGACCACCCGGACATTCGCCGGGTATTCGATGGCTTTACTATGCAGGGGTTGGATATCAAATACAGCATTGGCAGCACGCACGGCCAGCCGGCGACAAGCAAAGAGCTGGTGATTACGAATTGGGACGCGACGAGTTGCGATCAGCTTTTCTGAATTGACGTCGGCCACTACCGGCGGCCTGCAGCAATCCGAAATATTGCATTGTGTAATCAAATATACTCACTATGCTGAATGGGCAACACCTCAAAATCCGACATCCCGATCTCTTGTACACAATTTAGTAAAATTCCAAGGAAAGAAAAGTATGAATATTAGCCCAGCAATTACCACCGCTAAACTCAAGAATCTTTCTCGCGGCGATCTATTTATTATTGATGTGAAAAAAATTTCGTATGCGGCCATCATAATAGTCGACCCAAAGTTGGGAGGTAAAAGATCGATACTTCTCCTCGGACCTACGCTCCCTGAAAATTGTGAGGGACCGATACTTATTGACGAGGAAGAATTTGCGTCAGTGTTATCTTTCGGTAAAAAATTTACTATTCGACTTCCGGTCACACCGGCAGAATGGCACATCAATGAGAGGCCATCTAGCAACGTCTATGTGGCTACCAACGGAAACGATATTTACTTCAGACTGCCGCACGACAAAAGTGAGATTTTTGTAAATTTAGGAATCGGTGAAGTCTGTAGCGAACTGCCGCCGGGAATTCTTGGATACACCGCGCATTGGGAGTTCGTGCTTGACGATGGAATGGTATTTGAAACAATTGTGAAGAGTATAGAGATATCAAATAAACCGCAAATGTCGTAATAGCGAATCCCGAATCAACGCTTGATCGGTAGAGCTAAAGCCGAGTAAGGGCCGGGCCGGATATCGGTATTCCGGCCCTTTTTTCGAGACCTTGTCAGCTAACCCCTCCTGGTGCACACGGGCGATCCGCGCCACACGCCCAAAGAAACCGACCGAAAGCTGATTTTCGTCCTGCTGAGTTTTCAGGAATTGCTGCGTGCGGATTTTTCCGAACATTGCCGCCTTCTGGCGCTTGATTCTCCCCTTCTTACCTCGCAGATCCTTGCGCTTCTTCCGCGCCGGATAGGTCGCACCGTCCGGCGCCTGTTGACTGGCGATGCGTTGCGCCTGGCTGCGGCGCAAGTCCTGGGCAATTTTGCGCGTGACGACCCGGCGCTGACCAGGTTGCAGCTGGACCAGCAGCGCGCCGGCCCAGGCTTCAAGTGCGTGTAAGTTGTCGCTCATGTTGGATCCGCCGGGGTATGCCATTCCGCCAGGAGAGAATCACCCGCATAAGCCTGCCAGAAAGCATCCGCATAGGCAGGCGTCATCTGGGGTTCTCCAGGGTGCCGCACCTCCAGCCGGCCGGCGCCGGCCTGGTCGACAACGACGCGCTCAGTCAGGGCCAGCTTGATCGATAGATCAACGGTTTCATGATTGTTGAAATCCACATCAAAGCCGATACCGGTCTTGCGCAGCTCCGGATGCTCCAGCAGATCCCGCTGGTGAACCCCTACCCATGCCAGCAGTGCCACCATGATCGCGTCGGGTTCGCCGCGATAGTCGGTCACAATGATATTGAGCTGATACCGATACTCAAACGACAGGGATTTCGTCCCGGTCGCAACCGTATTGCCAGCGTCGGCGAATATCAGCAGCTTGTCGGGGTTCTGGGTCAGATCCGCAATAGCGGCCTTGAGATGCGCCCTAAGGCTTTTTGGCTTGTACACGTTCGGCATCCTCCTGGCAATCAACAATGGCGTCTACCTTGGCCGCACAGATCCCCCAGGCCGCCTCTGCCCGCTCCAAATCGTGCAACATAGCGCCGTTAGTCCTGGGCGCCGTCGCCGGCAGTTGGCAGCGGGTGACTGCTGGACAGGCGTTGACGGTAATCGCCGGCGCCGGTGACGGCTGGATGCTGCCGCAGGCCGGCAATAGCGTCAGGCAAAGGAGTATCGGCCCAGCTGCGTATCGTGGGATTTTCATGTTGCAGGCTTTCAATCAGGTTTTCTCGCTCGGCGAGGGTGGTGGCGATGCGGTCATGGGCGGTTTGTAGCTTAGCAGCGGCCTTCTTGTCCTTGGCCGCCGCGTCCGTCAAGGTCTTGATGGTGTCATCGCGGTCGCGTGTGTCCTGTTCGGCACGCTCAACCCGCTCCTTCGCCGCTTTCAGGCCATTGTGCTGCACATAGATGACCAGGCCCAGCGCGCCGACAAACAGGGCCGATATCAGGCTTTTGACGATCAGCTCCATAGGCCGATCCGGGTACCGCGGCTGTCGATCGTCAGCACCTGGCGCCGCGGTGCCTTGCCTTCGACCGCAATGCCCAGGTGAACCCATACCGCGCCGCCGACGCGCTCATAAATCAGCTGGTCGAATTGCAGATAGGATTTGTCCAGCGCCTGGCAGATCTCCATCGGCGTGCCGAACGCCGGTGCCGTAAAGTCGCAGGCCAGGCCTTCCAAGTGCGCGCTGTTGCCGGCGCCGCCGACCGCCCGGTTCAGTGCCAGGCAGCGGTAGCCGCTGGAAATGACCATGGCAGCGCCGCCCAGCTCCAGGCGCACCAGCTCGTTAAACTTCGCCAGGCGCCGCAGGTTGGCAACAATGGCCGGCGCCGGTGCGTTGTCGATGGAGAGAACCCGCGCTTTGTCGCTGCGTGTGAACTCTTCCAGAGTGAAATGCTCTGTCAATGCTGTTGTGGTGGTCATTGCATACCTCTGATGATGTTGGCGACGTTGCCCTGGGCGCGATGCACCAGGACACATAAAGTCAAAGCGATGGCGGCCTGCCCGAAGGAGGGGTGACCGTGGCCCAGGAGGATCTCCAGGGTGCTGGTGCCGGTGGCAACAATCAACAGCCAGGCCACCACGGAGATATGCAAGCGATGATTCGCCAGGCCGCGCCGATAGCACAGCAGCCGCAGGCAGGTGCTGGCGTAACAGAGCAGCGCCAGGACGGTGAGATACTTAGTCATGGTCACCACCCTTGCGGATCCACGCCGGTAGCGCGATGGTCTTGATCAGGTCGATGCCGTGCAGCGTCAGGGCAATGGCGGCGGCCGACGCCACAAAGGCGGCCACACCCGATTGCTTCAATGGCGTGTTGTTGATGACCTCGGGTGCAGCCAGGTAGCCGATGGCGAGGGAAATCAACATATACGCCAGGCGCTGCAGGACTGGCAGGTTCTTGCTGGAGATCGCCACCAGTGTGGCGCCGGCGAACGCGCCGATCAGCGCGTTGCCATCGATCCCGGGGAACAGCGTTGTCAGACCGACGCCGGCGGCGGCAGTGACGACTAAAGTGGTGGTGCTGGGTTCTGCCATAGTGAGAATCTCGCGGTTAGTCCCAGAGGTTGACGACCTGGGCGGTTTTAGTGGGGGTAGCTGTTGGTTCGGGCAAGGTGACCAGCAGGCCGTGCGGCAGGACCGGCCCGTAGTCGGCCAGGCCGGGATTCAGTTCGAGTGCTGCCTCGACTACATTGGCGGTCGCGCCCAGGTGACGCCAGCACAGCAGATCCAGCGTGTCATGTTGTTGGGCGCGTACCTCCATCAGATCAGCTCAACGGTCAAGTGAGATCGGCCAATGATGTCCGCAATGGCCCAATGGGCATTGCGCCGCTGGTCGCCTGGTGCGTTGTCCAGCGCTTCCATCATCTTTTTATCGGATAGCGACGATGCCGTGCTGTCGTAATCACGGTAGCGCTCGATCAGATCGGCCTTGGCGCTGCAGTAGACAGCGCGGCGATAGAGGGAAATCAGCACGCTCTCGCGGTCGATGCGGTCCGCCGGCACGGCCGCCAGCGACGCGTAGCCGGCAGCAATCTGTAGCAGCTTCCAGTCCCGCAGCTCGTAGTTGACGTGCAAGATGGCAGCGATCACGGCCTCCCGCAGACGTACATCGGTAACAGTGCCGTCCAGTCGCACTGCGTCGCGCATCTGCGGCAAGTGAATATCCACATAGAAGCCGTCGTTTTCCACCATCGGAGAAACAGGCGGCGGTGGTGTTGTAGAGGGTGTCGAGGGTTCGACAGCAAGAAAGCTCATAGGGGGTAACTTCCAAAAAACGGCGGTGGGCGGGCGTCATACCTACATGCTAGGCATCGGTAATCGACCCGCGCCGCCGTGCGCCAGGGGGTGCTCGTTTAGCCTTGTGCCGCTTTCTTCAAGCGACGTTCAAGGGTTTCAATATCTTTCTTGACGCCCACGCCTTGAAACAACTCCAGGGCGCGGGTCAGGCTGCCATAGGCCGCCTGGGCGTATTCCAGCGACAGGCCGGCCAGATCTCGCTTATCGTCGCCGTCATTGGCCTGTACCAGCAACGCATAGCCCAGCGCCTTGTGCAGCTTGGCGCGGGCCTGGTCCGGCACGTCGCTGTCTTTGGTCAGATCCTCGATCTGGGCCAGCACCTTGACCGCCAGCGCTGGATCCTCGGCCAGCTTCCCATGCAGGAACGCTTCGGAGAATTCATCCAACAGTACGGTCGGAATGTCGCGGTTGTACTGGTCCGGCAAGGTCATCTTGTGCGTCACGGCATAACTAGCAATCTGCACAGCCCGCTCATAGTCGCCGGCATCGATCGACCAGACCAGAATGGTCGTCAGCACATCGTCCTGGCCACCCTTCCCCGCCGCCAGCACACCGTCGACCCAGATTTGATACTTCGGCAGCAACTGCGCCTTCAGCGCGATCTTGCTTTTGATCGACTGAATATTTTTCAGGCGCCGGCGATCTTCGGCCAGCTGGTACAACTGCAGCTCGTACTGAGAGCCGGAAGTTGGGCCGCCGGGTTCGGCGCTGGCGGCGTCGCGCTCGGCCAGCACGCGGACCCGGTGGCGCTGGGCGGGAGACAGTTCACGCATATCAGGCCACCAGCTCAAGGTTTTCGACAAAAGCGCCCAAGCCGAGATCTTCGATCACATACGAATCGTTGGACGATTCGTAGTTTTCGATACGGTCCCGCTTGGCCTCATCGACTACACGGCGCCGGCGGCCGCCCTCTTGCCAGTAGATCGACAGGTTGTCGAAACGGGTAATCAGGATGGCGTGGTCCGGGAAATACGGCACGGTTGCCGCCTGCAGGCCGCCGATCCGCTTTTGACTGATGACGATGTCGGCCGCCAGGGTCTCGGTGGGCGCCTGCTTGGTGTTCACCAGAGGGAAATACTTGTCATGCAACAGCCCACGGCCGACGATGGCGACCAAGCCGCTATCTTGCTGATACCAAGGATCCAGCAAGGTGATGGCGTCGTACACCACCGCGTCCAGGTTGGCATAGTCGCCGCCGGCGCCGACGACCACCTTGCCGGGGGTCTTACCTTCGTGCAGCACGCGCTGGGGCGCTTGTTCGCGGTAGTGCTGCAGCCAGCCCTTGTTGACATCCTGCAGCATCGGATATTTCACCAGGTCGGTGTCGGCGGCAATGGTGGTGCCGTTAAAACCGATCATCATCCGGTCCAGCGCCTGGCGCTGCAGAATGACGTTCGCAATGCGCTGCTGGAAGTCGGGAAATTTCGCCCAGGCATCGAGCTTGGCGTAGCCGATATGCGTATCGAAGTTCGTTTTTTCGCAGCGATAGCGATGATCGTCCAAGTTCGTCAGATCGCGGGTCTTGCGGTCGCCCTTGTCGGTATTGGTGCGACCGGCAATCGGGCCGGAAATACCGAGACCCAGCTTCTCGCCTTCTTGCTCGGTCACGCCTATGATATTGATCTTGCCCAGGAATTCGCTCGACTCCTGCATGCGGGTTTCCAGCTTCTGCTGAATGCTGGGATCGACGCTAAACGTCTCGGCAACGTTGCCGGCGTCATTGAGCTGCGCTACGCGCTGCGCGTACTGGTTATAGGCGAGTCGGGTATTTTTTCTCATGTGGTCATGCTCCTGTCGGGTATGGGTTCAAAGTGGAAATGTGGCGGTCGGCTGCGTCGCTTAGAAATCGGTTTGCAACGCGCCGGCGCCGCCCGATGCTGTCGGACGCTGCGTCGGGTTGCCGTCGGTACCGTCGACCTGCTGCTTGAAGGCGGCAAAAGCGTCGTTTGACTCCTTCAGCGCCGTTTCCAGCGTTTCGATACGCGTCACCGCAGCGGCATACTGCTCAGCGCTCTCACTGACATGCGTTGCCAGCTCGGACACGGCCTCGGTGATATCGGCGAACTGGAGCTGGTCTTTGGTGGTTTTATTGGTAAAGCGCTTCAGGATGGCTTTGACGGTGTCGGACAATTTGATTCCTTCGGGTTCGGTTGGGGTGTCTTCAAATTCCAGTGCGGTTTCGACCGCCGCTGTGAACAGGTTGTCGGGATCTTGCTTGCGGCTGGCGAGCGGGTTGACATCGGGATGCTGTTCCGCGAACGCCAGCATTTCAGTGCCGAGGCTGGCCGGACTGTCGGTCACGGCCAGGCCGACCAGGTAGGCTTCGCCGGTATCGGCAAATTTCGGATTGATCTCGATGCTGGTGTAGATCTTCTGGCGGGCCTTATTCATCGCCACCAGCTCCGGCGTCGGCGAGATCTGGGCAAACAGGGCCAATTTCTTGGCGCCGCCGATGGTGATTTCCTCTGCCTTGACCGCCGTGACATCGCCATAGGCTTTAAAGGCGCCATCGGCCCAGGTGCTGCGCAGGTGTTCGACCCAGATCCGGGCGCCATAGACTTGCGGGTCGAAATTGGCAGCCATCTGCGCAATAAAGGCGCGGTCGATCACGCGGCCGTCAGTGGTGGCGCCTTCGACGGCGACACGGAAGAATTTTGATTTGGTTGATGCAGTCGGTTTGGCTGTTGACATGGTGTCGGCTCGGTGTGAGTGCTGGATAAGGACTCCATGGTCGGCCTTGGCGCGGGATGCGACAACAAACAGAGGGTTGATAAGCCGTATATCAACCCTCTGCTTTCCCCGCTACACGCGCTCGACGCATACGCTTGCGGCATGTCTGAATTGATCGAAGAACACCCTGCCGAACTAGAACCCGAAGTGGATCCGCGCCGCGTTGCCAAGCACCTGTATTGGCAAGGCTGGCGCGTTACGTCCATCGCCAAACACCTGCTGCAGAAGCGCACGACCATCGAGAGTTGGAAACAGCGCGACGAATGGGACAAAGCCACTCCGCTGGAGAAGATCGAAGCCACGCTGGAATCGCGCCTGGTGCAGCTGATCACCAAGGACGCCAAGACCGGCGGCGACTTCAAGGAAATCGACCTCTTGATGCGACAGGTGGTGCAGACCGCCCGGGTACGCCGCTATGAGGCGCCGGGCGGCAATGAAGTCGACCTGAACCCAAAGCTGGCGAACCGTAACGCCGAACCCAAGAAGAAGCCGACCAGGAACGATTTCAGCGAGGAACAGAAAGACAAGCTACTGGAAGCGTTCAGGGACTCCCTGTTCGACTACCAGAAGGTATGGCATCGCAACGGCGACCAGAGAACCCGGGTGATCTTAAAATCGCGCCAGATTGGCGCTACCTGGTACTTTGCCCGGGAGGCGCTGGCCGACGCCATGCAGACCGGCCGCAATCAGATTTTTCTCTCCGCATCCAAGGCCCAGGCACACGTTTTTAAGCAGTACATCATCCAGTTCGCCAAGGAAGCCGCCGGTATCGAGCTGGCCGGCGACCCGATTGTGCTGCCGAATGGCGCCCACCTGTATTTCCTCGGGACCAATGCGCGCACCGCCCAGGGCTATCACGGCAATTTCTACTTTGACGAGTTTTTCTGGACCCACAACTTCCAGGAGTTGAACAAGGTGGCGTCCGGCATGGCACTGCACAAGCAGTGGCGCAAGACGTACTTTTCGACACCCTCCTCGATCACACACCAGGCTTATCCATTCTGGACCGGCGAGCTGTTCAACAAGCGCCGGGCGAAGGCTGACCAGGTCGACATCGATATCAGCCATTTGAAGCTGTCCAGCGGCTTTACGGGTGAGGACAAGATGTGGCGCCAGATCGTCACAATTCTGGACGCCGAACGCGGCGGCTGCAATCTGTTCGACATCGATGAGCTGCGCAATTTCGAGTACAGCCCGGACCAGTTTGAAAATCTGCTGATGTGCAATTTCATCGACGACACGCAATCCGTGTTCCCGTTGATGGCCCTGCAGCGCTGCATGATCGATTCATGGGTCAGCTGGGACGACTACAAGCCGTTCGCCAGCCGCCCCTTCGGCGACCGGCCGGTCTGGATCGGCTACGACCCCTCATTGACCGGCGACAGCGCTGGCTGCGTGGTGATCGCCCCGCCCCTGGTCGCCGGCGGCAAATTCCGCATCCTGGAGCGCTTCCAGTGGCGCGGCATCGACTTCGAGGCGCAGGCCAAGGCGATCAAGGAGATGACGACCCGCTACAACGTCGCCTATATCGGCATCGACACTACCGGCATGGGCGTCGGCGTGTATCCCCTGGTTAAACAGTTCTTCCCGCTGGTGACAGCGATCAACTACTCGCCGGAAGTCAAAACCCGGATGGTGCTGAAGGCGCAAAACATTGTCAACAAGGCGCGGTTGGAATTCGATGCCGGCTGGACCGACATTGCGCAGTCCTTCATGACCATCCGTAAAACCCTCACAACCAGCGGCCGGCAAGTGACCTATGACGCCGGCCGCACCGATGAAACCGGCCACGCCGACCTGGCGTGGGCCTGCATGCATGCCCTCGATCACGAACCATTCGAGGGCGCCAACGAGAACACCCAATCCTTTATGGAGTTGTACACATCATGACCAGAAAGCAGCAACGGCGCGCCGCGCAGTACGCCGAGACACCGCCGGCGCCGCCGGCAGACATTCCCGGCGCCGGCAGCGGCATGGAGGCGTTTAGCTTTGGCGATCCGACACCGGTCCTCGATCACAGCGAGGTGCTGGACTGTTTTGAGTGCTGGCTCAACGGGAAGTGGTACGAGCCGCCGATCAGCCTAGTGGGTCTCGCGAAATCGTTTCACGCCAGCGTCCACCACAGCAGCGCCATTTATTTTAAAACCAACATCCTGACCTCGACATTCATCCCGCACAAGTACCTGTCGCGGGATACGTTTAAACGCTTCGTGCTGGATTTCCTGACCTTCGGTAATGGCTATCTGGAGAAGCGCACCAGCCTTAGCCAGCAACCCTTGCAGCTAAAGCACTCCCTGGCGAAGTACATGCGGCGCGGCAAGGATCTCGATACCTACTATTTTGTATCGGGATGGCAGCAGGAATATGCCTTCGACAAGGGATCCGTTTTCCATTTGATGGATCCGGATCTGAACCAGGAGGTGTACGGCGTGCCGCAATACCTCTCCGCCCTGCAGTCGGCCTGGCTGAATGAAGCAGCCACCCTCTTCCGGCGCAAGTATTACAAGAACGGCTCACACGCCGGCTTCGTGTTCTACATGACCGACCCGGCCGCCAACGTGAAGGATGTCGACAACTTGCGGCAGGCCATGCGCGACAGCAAGGGGCCGGGCAACTTCCGCAATCTGTTCATGTACGCGCCGAACGGGAAGAAAGACGGTATCCAGATCCTGCCGGTGTCTGACGTTGCAGCGAAGGACGAATTTTTCAACATCAAGGGCGTCACCCGTGACGACGTGCTGGCCGGCCATCGCGTGCCGCCTCAGCTGATGGGGATCATGCCGAACAATACCGGCGGGTTCGGCGCGATTGAACCGGCTGCCCGGGTCTTCGCCCGCAACGAGCTGGTGCCGCTGCAGTCGCAGTTCATGGCGCTCAACGACTGGCTAGGCATCGAAGTGGTGAAATTTGAAAAATACGAATTACTGACAGGAGAGGGAAACAAGCAATGAGCGACATCGCAGACCGCGCCATCTGGCGTATTGAGAAGGACGTGCATAACGCCATGGCACATGTCAGAAAACAGCCTATGCTGGAAAGTGACGGCCGCTGCCATTTTTGTGATGAAGCCATCGCGCACGCGCTGCTATTTTGCAGCGTGGATTGCCGGGACGACTATGACAAGGAGCAGGCGGCATTACGCCGTGCAGGAGCTAAATAACTGCTCTTATTTTGTCTCGGCATCATTGGAGCGTTTGTGCCCTTTTTTTGTTTCGGAAGCGTTGTTTTCTTTTGTCGCCAGCTTCTTCGATAAAGACAACGCAGATCCGGCTCTTCTAGCTGAAAAAAATGCCCCCAACGTTCCCCATAAGAATACGACAATCAATACTCCCGCAGTCCAGCGCTGCTCTCTTATTGCATCGTCAAAAAAACTCTTCTCTTTTGGATCCTCAAACGTTTTGCAAACGGCATCTACATTTTCTTTGCTCCATTCCGTGCGCTTCGCAATCAAAGATCTATCTTTATTACAATCCTCAATACCAAATCGGAAATCGGTGCTCAGCGCCTTTACCGAAGCCCCTTGTCCGTACAAAAACCATCTGTGATCACTGTCCTTAAAACGCATGACTACTTGGTTGGCAATCGCAAAGATAGAAAACAGCATTACGGCATATACACCGAGCATTGCCAAAATGCCTAAAATCCATGGCGTCCCTTTCCAGGGAAAAGACTTCTTGTTGAAAGCCAGCGCATCGGTATCAAAATAATATCCGCAGGCATGAATTTTACCGATTTCAATTTCTTGCGCGTCTGCCCATTCCATTAACCTAAGACTGGCAGGAAAAGTGCTTACCGGAATACCGGTTAAAAATCTGAATTGCATCAGGTCGCCACGTCTTTCAAAAAACTCATTCATCTCTGTGTTCTTGGTTTGACGTTTTCCATTAACCAGAATCCATAGCCGAGCAAAAAAATAATGTGTCGACTGTGTTCTGTAACAGACAAAAATTATTAGGGCGACCGCTAACAGGCTAGGAATCACCACTGTCGCGATGACAGTTCCATTAATTCCGATACGGTCCAAAACACCTAGCCATTGACTTAATACACTAGAAAACTCCAT